GGTGCTTTTGCCGTTACGCACCACCCCGTCAGTAGCTGAACAGGAGGGACAGCTGATAGAAACAGAAGCCACTGGAGCACCTCAAAAACACCATCATACACTAAATCAGTAAGTTGGCAGCATCACCTGCTATGCCATAAATTTAAGTTGGTGGTAACTATGAATACGAAAAAGGTTTTTCTGCTCAGTTATGATATTTTTCTTTTCTCAGGGATAAAAGCGTGGCTGCCAAATCTGGTACTGGTTGATGCGCGATCATTTATTTCTGGTACACAGTCAGTTATTCCACGATACCCGTCCTGTTTGCTGGTGATCGATAACCGGTTACCATTGCTACTGGTCAGGAAATGGTTTCAGAGAAATAGCACGCAGTTTATCAACATCAACTGTATTGTTCTTCGGATGAATGAAACTCGTTCTGTTAATCGAGGATACGAGGAGTATGCTTTCATTAATGGACGAGAATTATCTGATCAATTGATTTCTCAGCTAAGAGCCAATTTAATGGCACCCAATGAGGTTGTGGAGGTCACTAAAGGTTCGACGATTTTTAATTTTCATTTGACTGAATTTGAAGAGGAAATGTTGTATTCATCATTCACAAAAGAAAAATTGCACGACTTTTGTATTGCTAACTCACTAACAACTAAGTCAGTTTATCGATATCGGGAGCGGATAACCGCTCGTCTGGGATTTTCTCATTTTAATGAAACTATCATTTTTTTAACCAGGAATAATTTATTGCATGAAGGCTACCCGACAAGCAGTCATTCTGGTGAGAATGTAATTTATGGCGATGCATATGATGTTTCAGATTCTGGCCGACTGAGTATGGCAATAAGGAATGAAGAAATCATTCCTTATTTTCAGCCCATCGTAAATATCAATGGGGACGTTTGTGGTGTTGAGGTTTTAGCTCGGTGGCCACAGGGCCATAATTATGCGATTTCTCAGCGTGAGTTTATACCTCTGGCTGAAAAAAGTGGCTTAATGAATGAGTTAACGAGCTATTTAATGACCACCGTCGCGCGTAATCTGGTCGACGGAAGCGAGGATATTAATAAAACGCTATTCGTCTCCTTTAATGTCAGTCCATCAGGTTTAAGTAATCCTGTTTTTTATTGGGAATGCCTTAACTTTATGGAGATAACGCAAAGACTACCGATAAAATTAATGATTGAAATAACCGAAAATCAGACTCTAACTATCACTCCAGCTCTCAAAGAGCTGATACGATCGTTGCGAAACAGAGGGGTGCTGTTTGCTTTAGATGATTTTGGCACGGGATACGCTAATCTCTGCTATCTCAATGAGTTAGACCTGGATGTAATCAAAATTGATAAAACGTTCATCAAGGCTATTAAAGAAGTTGAGCAACATATCCCTATGCTCGAGTCAATCATTCATCTTTCCGGACTCCTGGGGTTACGCATGGTGGCGGAAGGCGTTGAATATGGCTATCAGCAGCAATGGTTGCGGAAAAATAATGTGGATTACCTGCAGGGTTATCAATTTTTACCGCCAGTGATGTTTGATGATTTTATGCGTTTTTACAAGCAGTCTGTAGGGCTGTTTGAATCAGCGTCGGATTCAACTTTTTCAGCGTAAACTTGTCGGGAACATCAGGGGCGGATGCCTCTGATGCCGGTTTTTTTGCCGAGGTTAGTACTACAGATCCTGCCTGTCTGGTGAAGACGATAGCCTGTTCTGAGTGAAACATTGTTTGTTTATGTGTCTTTTACAGGGTATTTATAGCGGTATCAGCGTTAATCAAACCGCTTCCGAGGTTAGTCTATAGCCATGCGTCATTTCCTGACAAAATTAAGAGTCTGGCTTCCACCACCACTCATCTTAATATTATTCCTCATCGCGGATGCGTTGACGGCGATCCCGCGTTTCACATTTGGCGCGGCGACTATTGTAATAAGTGCATTGTTGGCTAGCGCCAGTTTGGCGATGATACTGCATACCGCGTGGCAGATGCGGAAGAAACGTACGACGCTAAACCCACTGCATGCAGAGAAATCGACCACGCTTGTTACTGGCGGATGTTATGCCTGGAGCCGCAATCCAATCTATCTTGGAATGAGTGGACTCCAGTTAGCTTTTGCTCTCTACGTCGGTAGCCTGATTGGAATATTGGTTGCACCACTGTTTATGCTGGCGGTTGCCAGATTGCACATTGATTTTGAAGAGGAACAACTGCGAAAACATTTCGGGCTGGAATGGAAACACTATGAGCAGCGTGTTCGCCGCTGGTTATAGCGTTCCCTTGCTGCGTACAGGATGCCTGTGACGACACGATTCGTGCGTAATTGAATCCGGATGATGCAAAAATAGGCGTTTGATTCGCAAGGCCATTGACGCGTCGCCCGGTTAGTTTTAACCTTCTACCCCGTGCTCACATTCGTGGACATGTCCTTTTCAGGGCCGATATAGCTCAGTTGGTAGAGCAGCGCATTCGTAATGCGAAGGTCGTAGGTTCGACTCCTATTATCGGCACCACTAACCACGCGGGTTCACGCGATATTCACCAGTCCAGCAAAAGCGCCTTGTGCCATATTTGTGCCATTCCCCGCCAGGAATGAGTCGATTTGCATGGCGTGCTGCGTCAGGTGATTCGGTGCCAGATGTGCATAACGCTGCACCATCTCGATACTTTCCCACCCGCCCATTTCCTGTAGCGCACTGAGTGGCACGCCGGACTGTACAAGCCAGCTTGCCCAGGTGTGCCGCAGGTCATGGAAACGGAAATTTTCTATTCCCGCCCGCCTTAACGCCGCGCGCCATGCCGTGTTAGCATCAGACCGCATTTTGCGCACCGCCTTTGTTCTCGTTCCATCCGGGCGAACGGATGATTCAGTGTGAACAAAGACCCACCGGTTATGTTTCCCCAGTTGCTCCCGTAGCACCTTACAGGCCGATTCGTTCAGGGCGACCCCAATCGCCCTTCCTGCTTTCGCGTCCTCGGGGTGAATCCACGCGACCTTCCTCTGCATATCAATTTGTGACCACTCCAGATCGGTGATGTTCGACCTGCGCAGTCCTGTCGCCAGTGCAAAAATAACAACTGGCTTCATATGCTCGGGAAGCTCCCGGATCAGGTTCGCCGCTTCCTCTTTGGTTAGCCAGCGAATACGCTTATTTTTCGGCACCGGGCATTTGATGTTCGGCGCTTTGGCTATCCATCGCCATTCGTTGGCCGCGCATCGTAACAGCGCCCGGATGAAAGCAAGGTGCGTCGCCTTCGTCGCCAGCGACGCTGGTTTATCCTTAAATTCAGGAACCGGCTTACCTCTTCGCAGCAGGCTGTCCCGTTTAGCCTCCCAGTTCATTCGATGTTTGCGATTAACCATCGAACTCACCGCCGACAAGATCCTGTCTTCCGTGATTGCTGACAGGTCCATTCCTTTGAAGTGCATCCTCCAGAATCCGATCCGGCTTTTGTCATCGTCCAGGCTTTTCTTGTGCTGCTTTTCGTTAAGCCAGCGAACGCATGCTTCATCGAACGTTCGCGGTTTAAACTCCCCCATCTTATCAACTCGCCATGCTTCAGCTTTCAGCTGATCATAGAGCTCCTGCGCTTGCCTTTTGTCCGTTGTCCCAAGAGACCGTCTAATTCGACTTCCACCAGGCGTAACGAAGTCGCAGTGCCACGTACCGGCACGTTGTTTGATTGACATGCTTTATCCTCCTGCACATCAACCGCATTCACGGGTTGATTGTGGATCGGGTTCTTCACTGCCGCAATACAGTCTGTTTTGCAGATCAGATATGGGCTTTTTTTCTTATGTGGATTTTTTCGGGTGGCAGCCAGGCGACCGGACTTTATCCACTGGGCAATCGTGCCTTTATCCACTTTTAGGAAGGCGGCGGCCTCATCTCTGGTAAATACTTCTTCTTCCATCGATGTTCTCCAGTGGCCCCCAGCCGGGGCCGTCATTGTTAATCAGTGTGCCTGTGCTGGCAGGTTTCGAAGTTTACGAACGCCGATCATTGCTGTGGCGACATAGCTGGTTGCCCGGTTGACGACTTCGACAGTGACCTTCATACCATCAACCTCAACGGTGTAATTTGTCTGGTGTTTCTGCCTGCCATAATCGCCATATTTTGCGTGGTGCGCCGCCAGCGCAACATCGCAAGCGCGGCGACCGATAGGTGATTGCTTACTGCGATTAATCAGCTTCATCATCACTGCACTCCCAAAGTGGCTACGACATCACTCGCTGTTTCGCGGGTGCTGCCTTTGCTGGATATAGACCGGCGAGCATTGACGCGGTGCAGCGTGAAGCCGTGCTGTTCGTAAAGTTCAATTACGCGCGGAGCGGTAGAATTGCTGATCACCACTTTTGCACCTCGCTGGTGGGCTGCCACACAGCTTTCCGCAAGCTCTACCTGGCTATCCCATGAGAACCCACCAGCCGCGTAGTTAGTGAAACCAGCGGTGCCGGGCAGCGGTTCATAAGGCGGATCGCAGTAAACGACGTCACCATCACCTGCCAGCGCGAGCGTGCGCCTGAAGCCTGCATTCATGAATACGCATGCGTGAGCCTTCCGCTTAAATGCCCTGATCTCTTCTTCCGGGAAATATGGCGCTTTATATTTCCCAAAGCCGACGTTAAAAAAACCGTCCAGGTTATAACGGATCAGCCCGTTGAAGCAGTGCCGGTTGAGGTAAAGGAACGCTGCTGCGCGCTCGACCGAATCCAGCCGCTGCGCGTTGAAAGCTTCACGAATTACCGTGTAGTTTTCGGCATCATTCAGATGGCTGAATGCCTTCATTGCCTCATAGATCACCGAGTCGGTGACCACCGCCAGCATCTGATACAGGTTAATCAGGTCAGCGTTGACGTCAGCCAGAAGGAAGCGTTCGTGCTTGTCCGAGTTTAGGAACACCGAGCCGCCACCCACAAAAGGCTCGATGAGGCGCTTACCAGCGGGGATCAGGCGATCCAGTTCCGGCAGCAGCGAATATTTACCGCCAGCCCATTTTAGGAACGGTCGCTGCCAGCTGCGCGGCGTAGGTTCTGCTATGGGCAGTGCTGCCGCGATACGTTCACCAATCCAGCGCATTACCGGGACGGCCATGCTGTTGCCGATCGCTTTATAGCGTGGCCCGTCCGGGCAATCAGCCGCAGCTTTTCCGCGCCACGAAATCAGAGTGTGGTTATCGGGAAAACCCTGGAGTCGCTCGCATTCAACGGGCGTTAGGCGGCGAACCTGCATGCCAAACTGAACGACGTCAGCAGATGCACGCGAATCCTGCGTAAAGGCCACGTCTTCCTGATAGCCTTTACCTTGAGGGCCAGCAGCATCGTGGCGACCAATAGACGCGTGCTGGATGCAAATAGCGGGCGGCTGACCGCTGTTTGCATGGCTGGTATCGTGATTACCGGCTCTCAGCGTTGGTGACATATCCACGGTCACATCAGCGCCATGGTCTTTGTAGCTGAAAGCTATTGCCGGGAAGCCTTGTCCTGGTTTACCTCCACCAGTGGATAGAGGGCCGACTATTTGCCCGTCGCCGCCCTGCAAACGAATCTCACCACGACTGTTCTCCGCGAAAGCAATGGCTGGGGCCAGATTGGTGCCTGATTGTGCTGAAGTCAGCGTAGGGGCTTGTTCTTCAGCCCAACCAATGCCACCGGCTTTACTGCCCTGACCGGGTTTAAACCCATAACACACGGCGTTTTCCTGACCATGATTACGTCCCAACGTATGAGCCAACTCGTGATTAGTGTCAGGATCTTGCGTGCCATGGACAGCGAAGGTCTCTGTGTCAAAGTCCATTCTCACACCGTGGGCGGTGCATGCGGTTGCTACGTCGATACTTCCGCCAGTATTGCCTCCGCCATACGCCAAAACGTAGGTGTCCAAATCTTCTGCGGTGCTGTCGTTTTCTTTCGCCAACAATGTGCGGGAAATATCGGAATAAGCGTCTGATACAAGTCCAGATCCGCGCTGGCTGAAAATTTCCTGATTGCTGGCGCCAATACCACCAATATTGTTGGACTGGTTCAGGGTTGGGTGTGGATTTGCTGGGTTGTCCCAGTGACTACCGCCATCAGAGCGTTTTCCAGCATAGCTGGCAATTTCCGGTTGCGTTTCTCGGCGCGGCGGAGTATCCCGGCGCACGCTGTTGAGCTCAAAAAGTACCGCTGTGGGATCGAAGTCTTTTCTAGAACTTGCGACAACGAACACACGGCGGCGGCGTTGGGCCACTCCGAAAAATTGAGCATCAAGGACGCGCCAGGCGATAATCCTTTGTGGTCCAGACACACAACCTGCGTGCGTCCATTTTCCCCCTGCTGGCTGCAACTCGCTGCTTTCTCCGGCAAGTCCTGCCAAAAAGCAACCAAAGGCGTTATCTTTGCTGCTGAGGACGCCCGGGACGTTTTCCCAGACGATGATCGCTTCATCTTCTCCGCGCTCGCGGCGTTTGTCGTCGATTGCATTCGCTAATTCCACGTAAGAAAGGGTTAACTGTCCGCGCTCGTCGTCCAGACCATTACGCAGGCCAGCAATACTGAAAGCCTGACACGGCGTGCCGCCCACCAGCACATCTGGTGCCGCAACATCACCAGCTCGCACCGCAGCGGCGATTTTTGTCATGTCGCCGAGATTCGCCACCTGCGGCCAGTGATGAGCCAGGACAGCAGACGGAAACGCTTCAATCTCAGCAAACCATGCTGGTTGCCATCCCTGCGACTCCCATGCGACGCTGGCGGCTTCAATCCCACTGCAAACAGATCCGTATCTCATGCTGCTACCTGCTTTTCGTTAAATTCTTCAGCCAGTCGTTGCGCCTTCAGTGGGTTGGTAACGACTTCACCCCACGGCAGCAACCATCCGTTTTTCTCTTTGAGCCAGGGAAGGCGCACCGCGCCAACCCTGATTTCGTCATGTGCGTGTGTCATAGCGCATAGATAGAGTGAGAAGGGAACGGAAGGCCGATCGGCGCGAACGGGATATCGTCGTCGAAGTCCACAGGCGGCTGACCACTGTTCTGCTGCAAGCGCGATTGCGGTGCGCCCCCTGTCTGATTTGAATAAGGGTTACCGCCATGTTGGGCGTTGCGTGGTCCAGAGAACTGCGCGCCGCCGTGAATACGTTCGTCCTTATCCTTCATCGACAGTTCAAGCGCGGCGATCGCTTCTGCTGGGGCATTCTCAGCGTGCTCGGCGTAGGTCTTACGCGTTCCCGGATGGAAAACGTGGCGCACTTCGAACTTGTAGCCGTCGCCGCCGTCGTTTTTGGTGTACAGCACCTTCTGGAGGAACAGGCCCACCTTTTTGCCAACCAGCGCCGGGCAGTGCCATTCGAGGCCGTTTTGACCCTGTACCTGCTGTGGTTGCGCCTGTTTGACCTGGGCGACCCACATCAGCGCTGATACCAGCCCCATGCCGAACGTCTGCTGACCGTCCTTTCCGAGGAAGTTAATGCGTAGGTAATTGGCTTTTGCCCCGTTCGAGTCCAGGCTCAGTTCGAGCGCCTGGGACTGGCTGCCATCTTTCCCGAAGGTGTACACCGCAGAAACGATTTCGCCTTCGTAAGCGCCGGTTTCGCTGATCCCGCCAGTTGCGCCAGCTTTCTTCGCCATCTCAGCCGTTTCGTTGTTCCACATAAAAGTCATTGGTTGGTTCATCGTTAAATCCTCAAAGTTACAATTCGGTCATAAATTCGGTGATAGCCACGTCTACAGCGTGGAGGTCGTTATCCATTTCCGTCTGATCAGGGAACAGGTCAGGCGGCGCTTTGGCGGTGTCGTTGTCATCGCCTTTGATGAGAAAAACGTGTTTGCCGTCCTTTTTGATGGCGCGCAGGACGATGGAGAAATAGCCCTCTGGCGTCAGCTTTTCGTTGAGCATCTTCCCGGTGGTCTTCATGCGGATCTTTCCCTCGGTCTCTTCGGTGTGAGCCAGGAAATAAACGCGGAAGTCGTCCGGCAGCTCGGTGGCCGCCATGATGATTCGCCAGATGTGATCTGCCATTTCGGTGAACTTGGCATATCCGGTCTGGTACGCGCGGTTCATGTTTTCGTGCTGCATGACCACCTGGAAATCGTCGATGATCAGGACGCGACGCGTTTTCGACTGCACCATGCGATAGATGGTGTCCAGCACCGTTTCCCAGTTATCCGAGCGCAGAACGTTACCGCGCTGTTTGCTTCCGTCTGGCAGCAGCTTGCCGTGAAGTTTCCAGCCCGCAGACTTGAACGGCAGCATTTTGGGGATGCACTGGAGCAGCATCACATCGTCCGGATTGAAGTTGCGCAGGCTGTAGGACTTGCCCGCGCCAGAGTCACCGAGGATCAGCACTGGAGTACCCATCATTTGCCCCCATTCAGCCAGTGGTTGGCCGTAAACAGCACATCTTCATCATCACTGTTGGCGACGAGCCAGCGCAGGTAACCCGGTTCTGTCTTTGCCAGCTCGGAGAACGCGACGCCTTTGTGCTTACCGAAGCGGAGCGCATTAAGCAGGGAAGGGTTGTTGGAGATAGCGCGCATTTCGCCCATCGTCCATTTCGCCAGGCGGCCCATATAAAGCAGCAATTCGGCGGTGACGTAGCAGTCATACAGCGCACGGTGAGCATAAAGCCCTTCCGGTACTTCCGGTTTCAGCCCGAGGCTGTAACGCAGGTACTGGTTGCTGTGGCTCTTGTGCTCAGGCAGAAGTGATCGCGCCAGCTTGGCGGTGCAGATCCACGGCGCATCAATCTGCGGCAGCTTGGATTTGTCGAACTTCGCGTTGTGAGCGACGTAGGCATCAGCCCCCAGATAGCGGCCAATTACTTCACTGAGCAGCGGCGCGCCTTCCACCATGTCTTCGGTGATATGGTGAATAGCCATGGCCTCAAAACCGATCGCCACGCCTGGCTTAACGAGGTCGCTCATTGGGTTGCAGATCACACCATCGACAATATCGACGCTGGCGATTTCCACCACGGTTTCCGGGCCGCCTTCCAGCCCAGTCGTTTCGGTGTCGATCACTCTCAATAAGTTGCTGTTATTCATCTTTTACCCACCCGTAACGGTTTCCACATTTGATATTGGTGATGGTTGTTCTTGCGACCCCATACATCTGAGCCAGTCTTTCATGCGTGTCGCTGCTTATGCGGATATTGCGTACATCTTCTTCGCTAAGCTTTTGGGTACCTGACCCATTAGCGACTCGTCTTTTCTTCGATTTATCAATCATGTTGTCGGTATGAGTTCCCAGCGACAAATGACTGGGGTTGCAGCATTTAGGGTTGTCGCATGAGTGCAGCGTATGGATTCCATCCGGTGCATTTGCCATGATGCGATGTGTCTTACGTAACGCCCCACGGTCTCGGATCTGCCCATAACCACAACCATCAACAGCGCCTTGCCATTCAAGGCATCCGGAAGCGGAAAGGGTGCAACGCTCCAGGATGCGCCTTTGTAAATCAGTAAGAACTTTGAGCATGCTCAACCCCCTGTGTTCTGTAATCACAAACTGCATCGAAGTGCGCGAGCTGGTGGGCGATGGCCTCAAGGTCAGCTGGCGATAAGTGGTACATCAGGCACAGCAGCGCGATAAGGTTCATGGCTTGCTGTTGGTTTTCGGATCGCATCGCTTTTTCTCCTGTTCTGGAAGCCCGGCACCGTGGAGGCTGCCGGAATCAATTCAGTCTTTCGGGTTGAGCTTTTCTGTCAGTTCAGCCACGCAATCACGCCCCGCCTTTTTGTATGCTTCGGCTGCATTGCCGTCATAATTGTCGTCGACTGCCTGTTCGAATTGCTCGATGGAACCGAAGAAGCAACCCGCAGCGATCCGAAACTCTTTACCGGTCCACATAGCGAAAATGGTACGGCTGGAGTAACCGCAGTTTTCACGGTAAGAAACGTTCGTGATCTTCTCCGGGCGCAGGTAGAGCGAGCCGCCCACGGTCAGATTGTCCGGCAGCGCGGTGATGCTGGTGCCGCGCAGGTAGAGCGAGCCGCCCACGGTCAGATTGTCCGGCAGCGCGGTGATGCTGGTGCCGCGCAGGTAGAGCGAGCCGCCCACGGTCAGATTGTCCGGCAGCGCGGTGATGCTGGTGCCTTCCAGGTCGAGCCAGCCGCCCACGGTCAGATTGTCCGGCAGCGCGGTGATGCTGGTGCCGCGCAGGTCGAGCGAGCCGCCCACGGTCAGATTGTCCGGCAGCGCGGTGATGCTGGTGCCGCGCAGGTCGAGCGAGCCGCCCACGGTCAGATTGTCCGGCAGCGCGGTGATGCTGGTGCCGCGCAGGTAGAGCGAGCCGCCCACGGTCAGATTGTCCGGCAGCGCGGTGATGCTGGTGCCTTCCAGGTCGAGCGAGCCGCCCACGGTCAGATTGTCCGGCAAGGCGTCGACGCCGCTAACATCTTCCAGATCCAGATTGTGGGTGACGGTAATATTCCCGTTATCGGAAACAGTGTGCTGAATATCGTTTTTAACGAGGTGCTTAATTAAGTCGAACATTGCTGATCCTTAAATTTTTGGTGTAGAAGTCCTGTCGCTTGATTAGCCGACCGTTCGGTTAAATTCGGTTTTGCTGGTGGTTTTAGCCCTGCGATTCGCCGCAGAACGGGCAGAAACTCATTTTTACGTTGGTTTCAAGGCGGTTCAGGTTTTTAGCCATTTCGCCGTTTTTCTTTTTGGCCCGATACGCCAGTTTGTATTTCAGCATCACAAACAGTTTGCCTTCGGAAAGAGAAAGAACCTGATTATCCCAACCGGTATCAAAAGTGCTTTCGCTTACTTCAGCACCTTCCGGAACCTTCTCTTTCAGTCGCGCTTCGATCTGAGCACCGACCTCATTAATGCAGTTGCACATCCCTTATCCCTCAAAATTTCGCGTCATATCCTGCTGGCGTTTCGTCAGCGTGAATGATGCCTTCGACTGGATAGCAGTTAGTGACGCCCCATTTGCTCACTAGCTGCCGCTTCACATTGCTGCTGATTGTCGAAAATACCGACGACAGCATCCTGGTAATCACCGTTCGTCATGATGATGGTCAGCACTAATGCGTACAGGGTTCCCATCAGTGAGTCCCCGCTGGCACAAGATTTGGTTCGATGGTGCGTGAGGCATAAGGGCGGCGAATGTTGCGCAGGTTGCCCTGCGGTTCGTGCCAGTAGGTGCCGTCGCGGTAGTCGTAGGAAACCTGCCATGCTGCGCCGGTGCGACTGTTGCGCATGACGACTGCACGACCGTTGTTTGGTACTGCGTGGTTAGTTTTCATCTCATCCCCTTGCCGTCTTCCCGGCTGCCAGAACTTTTACCCGGGCATTCGCGTTTGAATGCGTTGTTTGGATGAGCTAACAATAGCTAAAGCGATTATTTGAGTCAATCGCCTAAACGATAATTTATTTAGCTAAAGCGATAATTTTATGATTTATAAGGTTATTTATTTGATTGGGAAATGTGCGATGAAATGACATTAGCGAAGGGATTGGGGGGATTTTAATCAGGTCAGGGACAATAAAAAACCCGGCAAGCCGGGTTTATGCGAAGCGCTTGTACTCTATTGATTGTCTTAGTAACACTTTAGCCATTACGTAGAACTGATCTTCGTCTTCTGACTCAACATACCATTTCTCGTAGATAGGGTTGTCTGAGATGACAGCAAGCCGATCTCTTTGCATCTGAAGTCTTTTGACGTGCAGAGTTTTTCCGAACACAAATACGTAAACGCCATCACCATCAAAATAAGTCACGCCAGTATCAACAAAAATTTGATCTCCTGGTGAGATGGTTCCATCCATGCTGTCGCCGTTAACAGTGATAACTTTTACATTATCTGCGGGGCGGTTTCCGAAAAGTGCGCGAGCCTGTTCAGTTGTGTATTCGATTGCTCTTATGGTTTCGATAAAATCACTGGTAACTAGCGAGCCAGGACCGGCGCTGGCCTTAACGTCAAGCACATCCACGCGGTAAACCTCATTCATAACTGGTTTAATTTGGTATAGCGTGTTTGCTTCGCGAATGCCAGATTCCAACATCTCACCTTGCCCCGTTGAAAGCCATTCAGGACGCACACCCAGAACAGATGCGATCTCTACTGTTTTTCGTGAGCCGTTCGCACCTTTAAGTAACTTATTTACGCTGGACTGAGCCATGCCTACATCTTTCGCCAGCCTAGCCTGCGTGTATCCAGCGACGTCCATTGCGTGCCCTAAGCGTTCTGAGAATCCCATAAAAGCCTCTTTTTAAGTCCTCTTTAAATAGTATCGCCAAGGCGATTGTTTGGCAAAGAATCGCATAGGCGATTGACAATCGCTAAAGTGATATTCATAATCGCTTTAAAATGATAGCTGAGGTGATTATGAAGAACCCCGCAGTAGAAAAAGCGATTGCCCTTGTCGGTAGTCAGAAAGAGTTAGCTAAACGCTGTGGAAAGGCCCAATCAACGATCTGTGATTGGTTGAACGGGAAGAAGCGTATTTCTCCTGTTCATGTCCCAGACCTTGTTAATGCCGTTAACGGAGAGATTCAGGCATACGAATTTCGGCCTGATCTTCCATCCATTTTCCCACATCCAAATAACCACGCCATTTAGTCAAACCAGTGGCGTAACTCACTTTATGAGGATTATCACCCATGGAGAACGCAATCGCACGAAAGTTAGACCCGCCAGTTATCAATCCGGTTGAGATCGAAAGCGTCCTGCTCAACCGGCTTGCATCAGTGGGCCAGAAGTCTTACGCCGAGCATATGGGCATCAGCGAGTCGACAGCCAGCAGGCGCAAAGCTGAGGGGCATTTCAGCACCATGGCGAAAGAGCTGGCCTTTCTGGGTATTCAGGCTGCGCCACCGGGAGCGGTGCTGGTATCCAGAAATTACTTAACCGCTGTTGAAATTCTTGCTGATGCTGGGCTTAAGGCTGAACGGGCTAGACCTGATGCTCTGGGATGGGATTAAGCCATGAACCATATCGAATTCATCGAAAAGCATGTTCGTGAAGAACTGCTGAAGCTCGGTTTCTCTCTGGGAGTGGCTCAGGGGGGGCATTCCAGGCTATCGACATGTACAAGCGCATGAGCCAGGCAAGCAGAAAGGGGAAGATTTTTGATGATGTTTTACGGCACGCAAAGCTGTGGGCGGAGAAGCAGCAGTTACCTGCTGACCGCTTTGAGAAGCGAAAAGTTAAACGGAACGCCCAGCCGGGCCTGTTCTGAAAAGGCGAAAGCCGCGCTGGTGAGACAGCAACGGCTTTCAGGTGCAACAAACGTGAGTAAATTGCGAGGTCAATTCTAATGCCAAAGCGCAAAAAGTACCAGGAAAATGAGGAACGACGCCTTCAGGATTCTCCTGATGGGCTGGTGGTCGCCGCGTCAAAAAACAGAGCGTTCGCTGAACGTCTTGTTGGCGTGATCCGTCTGGCTCTGGCTACATCGGGAGTGAAAAATGGGCGTCGTTAAGTTAGCAGACTACAGGCCGCCGCTGGAGGTCGTGGAGCATCGCGTGGCGCAGCTGGAAGATGGTTTTACTCGTGTTGCTAATGAGCTTCTCGATGCTGTCATGGCATCCGGACTAAGCGAAACAGAGCTGTGTGTCGTCCTCGCTGTTTGGCGCAAGACGTATGGCTACAACAAGAAGATGGACTGGGTTAGCAATGACCAGCTTGAGCAGATGATTGCCAAGCATCACACACACTGTTCGACAGCAAAAAATCAGCTTGTTGCCAAAAAAGTCTTGGTCCAGGAGGGGCGTAGCGTGGGTATGAATACCAGCACCATCGAGTGGAAAACAAAGATTAACGGATTCTGCAAAACATTAGCTAAACCTGCTAAGGATTCTTTAGCGGAAGTTGCTAATAAAACCTTAGCGGAAAGTGCTAAGGAAACATTAGCGGAAGGTGCTAAGGATGATGGCGAAACCTTAGCAGAATCTGCTTTTGAAACTAAGCAGGATCTGCTAACCACAAAAGACAATATACAAAAGACAATAAACAATACCCCCCAACCCCCAGAGGGGGAGTGTATCGGGCAGGAAGAAAAACCTGTCTCTAAGAAAACTCAGATCGACTACCAGGCGGTGCTGTCTGCATACAACACCACCCTGGGAGACCGCCTTCCCCAGGCAGAGGCACTAAACGACAAACGTCGCCGTGCTATCAAACGCCTGCTGACCGAACTGAAAGAGCCAACTGTCGAGGCTGTGGAGAATTACTTCGCCGCGTTCGCTGAACGAGCACCAAAATTTTACTTCGGTGAGAACGACAGAGGCTGGCGCGCCAGTTTCGATTATCTGTTGCGCTCTGACACCCTGCTGAAAACCAGGGAGAAGGCGCTATGACCGACATGAACATGATCCCTCAGAACATCGAAGCCGAACAAAGTGTGTTGGGCGGCATGATGCTGGATAGCGGTAGCGATCGCTGCCAGACCGCCATGTCGATGCTCAAACCAGAATCGTTCTACATCCGCCCCCACCAGGTTATTTTCGCCGAGATGCGGGAGCTGGTAGCCAACCAGAAGCCTATCGACCTGATCACCCTGATTGAGTCGCTGGAGTCGAAAGGGCTTGGCGAGCAGGCTGGTGGCTTCGCTTACATGGCCGAAATATCCAAAAACACCCCCAGCGCGGCGAACATCGTTCACTACGCCATGCTGGTGCGCGAGAAAGCCATGGAGCGCTACGGCATCGACAAGCTGACCAGCGCCACCGAGCTGCTGTATTCCCGCAACGGGATGACCACCAGCCAGAAGTTTGACGCTATTCAGACCCTGTTCACCGATATCGCTGACTACGCGAAAACCGGTAATCGTCGAGGGCTCCGCGAGTTCTCGGAAGTGATGGGCGACTGGGTGGACGAGGTGGAAGCGCGCTGGAGCGACTCAGACGCAACGCGTGGACTGTCGACGGGGATCGGCTCGCTGGATGAACTGCTACAACCGAAAGGGCTGGTTAAAGGCGCTCTGATGGTGATCGGCGCACGTCCGAAGATGGGTAAAACCACGCTGTATAGCCAGCTGGCCGTCAACTGTGCCGAAGTTGAGCAGCTCCCCGCGCTGATGTTCAGCCTTGAGATGCCGGATAAGCAGATCGTGGAGCGCATGATCGGGCAGGTCAGCCGCGTGAATACCGACGTGTTTTATGGCGATCGGTACGACGACGCGCAAGTGGCAATGGCTTTTGCTGCTGGTGGACGTCTGGCCCAGACCGGAAATCTGTACGTCGACGACACGCCCGGGATAACGCTGGCGCACATCGTTGCAGAATCGCGTCGCATTAAACGCGAACGCGGCGCTGTCGGCATGGTGCTGGTGGATTACCTGACCCTGATGGCTGCCGACAAGGCCGACCGTAACGACCTGGCCTACGGGATTATCACGAAGGGGCTGAAGAACCTGGCGAAGGAACTGAACTGCATCGTGGTGCTGCTTACCCAGCTGAACCGCGATCTGGAGAAGCGCACCAACAAACGCCCGATGCCGAGTGATTCCCGCGATACCGGGCAGATTGAGCAGGATTGTGATTACTGGATCGGAATCTACCGCGAAGGTGCATACGACGAAAACGCAGATCAGGCGGCTACCGAATTGCTGTTGCGCCTGAACCGCCACGGCCCGACCGGCGTTGTTTATTGCGACCAGCGCAACGGTGCGATCTACGACTGTGACCAGGCTGCCGCTGAGCAGAAACGCCGCGCGAATGATGCCAGACCCAACAAAAAGAGGGAATTTTGATGAAAATTTACATTGCTGGGCCAATGACCGGTATCCCGAAATTTAACCGCCCTGCGTTCCATTTTGAGGCTATGCGCTTGGCTTCGGAAGGCCATGTGGTGTTAAACCCCGCGACGCTTCCTGATGGCCTGAGTCAGCCAGAGTACATGGATATTTGTCTCGCGATGCTTCGCTGCGCTGACGGCATTTTCCTGTTGTCAGGCTGGCAGAGCTCAGCAGGCGCAAAAGCGGAACACGCTCTGGCTCAAAAGCTGGATCTGGAAATTATTCATCAGGAGAACGCGGTATGACCAACAAAACCAAAGAACTCGTAGCTGCCGGACATGCGCTGGCGAAAGAGCTGCATTGCGCTGAGTCTGCCGCGCTGGTGCGTGAACTGGCGACGCAGCTGGATGTACAGCGTGCTCGCGCTGATGTGTTGGCTGACGCAGAAAAGCAGAATGCCGAGCTGAAAGACGAGAACGAGTACATTTGCAATCGCTTCAAAGAGCTTGATCGGATGTTCGGTAAGAACCTGCTTGTGATGCAAGCTGCTGTTATAGACTGGCGCATCACCGGCGACGCCAAGAACGGGATGGCATGGATTTTTAACACCCTGCTTGGTCCCGGTGAGCTACCTAGCGAGGACGAGAAAGACGCTCAGGCCTATTTTGACCGCGAATACGCGCCACTCGACAAAGAGTTGATGGAACTCCACCAGTGGTTTTGGGAGCGTCATAAGCGCATTGAATCGAAAGGTCTTGTTATTCAGGAAGGTGCCGCATGAACAGAATCACCGAAGGCAAAAAATACTGCTATCGCTACTACGACGGGAACGACAGCGAAGGCCGCCCGATCGTCACTTTGTGGAAGCGCGTAATCATCCGCGAGACAGACAAGACTTTCTGGCACGTCGAAGATATGCCGTACATGACCAATGAGCAGCTTATTCAATACCGTGCTGGTGGGCAACGAACCAACCAGAAACACCATGTTAAACGCTGCTTAAAAGGCGCTGATCGCTCCAGTTACCATTACACCAAAGAAGAGGCGTTGCAGGCATTTGTTCGCCGAAAAACTCACCAGATTAGCAAGATCCATCTCGCAGAAGAGACAGCGCGTATGTGCCTCGCTGGTCTTCGTGAGGCCGGGATCATTTCCGAGGGATATCGCTGTAAGGTCGAAAAACTGCCGGATAGCGATATATTCCTCGCTGCCAACCAGCCGGGGCCGATTGCATCAGAATATAGCTGGGGAGAATACTGATGGCTGATAAATTTCCACCAGCAAAAGGGCCAAAGGTGCCGCCTATGCAACCACGCATTACCATCAATATCGGCGAGTCAGCATCATCGGCGCAATTACGCAGGTTGATACGTGATCGGCACGCTGCATGGTCACTGGAAACCTTTGGAGATGTTGGCCCTGTCGGTCCGCTAAAACACCTGGCGAAAGAAGCGCTGGAGGCCGCCGCAGCACCAGATGATTTATCCGAGTGGGCGGATCTCCAATTCCTCTTGTGGGATGCCCAGCGGCGTGCCGGTATCTCTGACGGCGAAATCACAGCAGCGATGGAAGAAAAGCTGAAAGTGAACATGGCGCGCCAGTGGCCTGAACCGAAGGACGGAGAGCCGCGATTACACATCAAGGAGCCTGGCAATTCTCCGGTAATCCCGGATGGTTGGATTCCAGTAGGTGATCGGATGCCTCAGACTGGTGAGACTGTCGCATTGTTCGGTCCCGATGTGGCTGAACCAGTAACTGGATACCTAACCGATTACGGTGAATTTGTTTGGGCATTAGAGAAACATTCTCACTCCATTTTGGTATCTCACTGGATGCCATTTCCAGCAGTTACCAGGCAGGAGGGGAAGTGATGGACGCTTTCGCGAAATATACGATTATTGACTGGATTGTCCTCTTTCAGGTGGTGCTCATCTGGTTTTTTATGGCTTACAAGGCTGGGCAATGGATTTTCGGCGTAGCACTTCGTAAAGGCTGGCGGTGGTGGAATCGTAAGGATGAGAAATTGCTGGCTTTGGATTCCTTTTACGAGGCGTTTAACCTTGGGGATATCCAGCCGGGGAATGCCATGGTGGTCACCACTGAAAGCGGTATGACTATTCGCATCCACAAGCCAAAGGGGCCGGATAATGGCTAAAACCGCCGCCGAACGCAAAGCTGCCCAGCGCGCCCGGCAAGCCGCTGCTGGTGGGCGTAAATTTGAGCTCATACTTGATACACAGGAACTGGAGATGCTGGAGCGCAATTGTGCCGCCCGCCGCCCAGGGCGAGCGCCGTATGAAATGAGCGAATACGTCGCGATGCTGATCCGCCAGGACGATGCCCGCGTTCGTGGTCGTATCAAGTCGATCAGCGCGAACCGCTGCGGTAAATGCGGCGATGCGCTGCCGGTTAAGTCGTGTCCGTGCGACGGTGATTCGCAATGCTGGGTTACGCGTGGCTGGCACGAAACAAAACTTGCTCTGTGACATGTCACAATATAATCAATAATATACAAGCCTCCTCGGAGGCTTTTTTTGTCGGCGTTAAATTGCTTTTGCCACAATGCCCAGCCATAATATCCCTGTCAGCCTGAACAACTGACACCCGGACATTCGCGCCACGGAGAACACCATGGCGCAGCACCACCAGCTTAAACACAATCGCCTGACGTTATCCGACGTCAGCGATTTGTCGTATCTGTCGCTTAACCTCTTCGGGGGTGACGCGTGAGCCAACAATTCCACCTCGTTAACGAAATCGTTAAGCAGAACGCTATCAACTACATTCGTCAGTTGCCGGTCGACAGCAAGCGCCCGCTTATTCTCGACGTCAAAGAGTCGACGCGCACCGCTATTCAAAATCGCAAGATGTGGCCGCTCCTGAAAGACCTTTCCGACCAGGTTCTCTGGTTCGGTAATAAATACGATTCCGACGACTGGAAAGACCTCATCACCGCGCTGGTGGCGAAGACCAAAAAGCAGGAACAGCGAATGGCCCCCGGCCTTGACGGCGGCGTAGTGATGTTCGGCAAGCGCACCAGCAAAATGACCATCCCCCAGATGGTCGAAGTCATCGAGACGATTTACTGGTTCGGCACCCAGCAGGGAGTCACTTTCAGCGAACAATCCCGCAATGAAATCGAATGGGCAAAGCGCTGGGGGGAAAGCAATGCGAAATAACCCCAGTCAGAGAACCTACCGCAGCAAAAAATGGCTCGCGGCTGTCGGGCAGATCGAGCAGTGCGTGTTATGCGGTTCGTGGGGGACGCAGGTAGCACATCGCAACGAAGGCAAAGGCATGGGCCTGAAAGCTGATGATTGCGCCACGGCGGCGATCTGCGTTTGCTGCCACGACAGCATCGACAACGGGAGCAAGCTATCGCGCGACGAACGTCGCCAGCTTATGGACCGCGCTATCGTTCTGACCGTTATCCAGATCGCCCGCCTTGGGCTGGTGGTGCCAGCATGAAAATTGACAAAACTGGACGATTGCTTAGCGATAACGCACTTAAAAATATGGGTGGCTCTGGGCGCTTCAAGGCTAAGCATGGGATGAAAAACACGCCGGAATACCGAGCGTGGATTGATATGAAAAACAGGTGTTCTAATCCGAATGTAAGGTCTTATTCAAATTATGGAGGTAGGGGGATCACTGTCTGTAAAGAGTGGGTAGAGAGTTTTGAAGAATTCTTCAAATACGTCGGTCCTCGCCCAGATGGTTACAGTCTTGACAGGATTGACACCAATGGGAACTACGAGCCCGGAAACATTAGATGGGTTACGAATCGCAGCCAACAAAATAATAAAAGAAATACCGTCTTTGTAATGTTTGATGGTCAAAAAATATCAGCCAGTGAGTATGCGAGAGCTGTAGGCATGAAGCCGGACACAGTACACGCAAGAATTCGTCGAGGCTTGAAGCTTGATGGGGCGATCATATGCAAGTGATTTATGAGATTACCCCTGTACCTAAGCCAAGACAAACCCGCGCAGACAAATGGAAAACACGCCCAGAGGTCATGCGTTACCGCGCGTTCTGCGATGAAGCTCGCCTGCGCAAAATCCACCTGCCGGAGTCCGGCGCGCACGTCACTTTCGTTATGCCAATGCCCCCGAGCTGGAGCAAAAAGAAGCGAGAACAATTCAACGGCAAACCGCACAAGTCAAAACCAGACTGCGACAACATGCTTAAAGCACTGATGGATGCCCTGTTTGATGATGATTCCAGCGTCTGGGATTGTCGCATTACAAAGCTATGGGGAGAAAAAGGCCAGATCATCATTCGGGAGAACGGACAATGACACGCAACGACATTAACAATTACCAGAAAGCGTCTGTTGAGCGTACCAACCCGCAAAACGCCTGGGTGATGCTGGCAGCAGCACCACGCAGATCTTACCTGGGGAAATACCGCCGACTGACACCATCGCAAAGCCGTTGGGTTCGTTCGTTGCTGAACCACTGGGGCGGTATGTACGGGGGCAGCGGAACAGAGCACCTTTCTGGTGGCGGTGGTATGTGGTCAATGATATTGACCGGCTGGACTGGCGAGCAGCAGGAGCGGATCGCTACCGTGCTGTCTGGTCTGCGTAAAATTGGCTATACCGGCGATGCGTTGTTTGAGCAGGCGAAAGCCATCATTTGGCCGAAGAAATCACTTTCTGACCTGATTGGCAATGCCGGGGATCAGGAGGAAGCTGCATTCATGGAGGCTATCATCCTGAAGTCCTTCAAGCCGGGTAATCCCGTGTATGAGATAGGGAAGGACTATTACACCTGGCGGAAAACCATCAATGGCATGGCACGATGGATGCAGTATTACTACGCGCCGTTTCTGACCGAAAAGCAATGTATTGACCGTGTGCGCTGGTGTATTGAGTTGTTCAACTCTGCTGTCTTCTTCACGCTAAAAGATGAATTAGGCTTCGAAAATGCAAAAACTTGCGAAAAAGACTTGAAAACGAGTTTTGAAACTGCATAATTCAGATATGCTCGGACGTCAAAGGCGAAAGAGCTTACCCACCAGCGGAGATGCCTTGCGCGGAGCGGTGTGAACCACATTTAAGCCCTTGCAGAAATGCAGGGGCTTTTTGCATTCAGGGTCAGAAGCACAGAGGTTGTGAGATCGGCTGTTAACCGATTGGTCGAAGGTTCGAATCCTTCCTGTCCCGCCAAATACCTACCAGGACCATAAGAGCAAAAGCTCAACGCACTACCCTCTATTGCCCACCGCGCCGTGGGCTTTTTTATTGCAGGCCGCAGATATCATTTTCAGATGCCATGTAGCAATCAGAGTCTGACGGCCTTTCCCCTACAAACACACACAGCACCATCCGGAAAATCGGAGGTGAGGCCTATGAAAATGCCATACAAACAAGATTTCATCGCTGCGCTACTTGCCGCCAAGGAGCAGGGTATTGGTGCAATGCTGGCTTTTATCATGGCGTATCTGCGTGGTCGCTATAACGGCGGCGCGGTAACAAAAACGCTAATTGATGCGCTGATGTGCGCGATGATTGCCTGGTTCGTTCGTGACCTTCTGGACTTTATCGGCCTGAGCAGCAACCTCGCCTACATAGCCAGCGTCTTTATTGGATACATCGGCACCGATTCGATCGGCAATCTTATTAAAAAACTTGCAGCAAAAAAGGCGGGAGTTGACGATGCAAACCAGTCCTGACGGAATTGCTCTGATAAAAAAATTTGAAGGTTGTCGGCTGACTGCTTACCCCGACCCCGGAACGGGAGATGCGCCGTGGACCATCGGCTATGGCTGGACCCATCCGGTTGACGGAAAGCCAGTAAAGCGCGGTATGACTATCGACCAGCAAACCGCTGACAGGCTTCTGAAAACAGGGCTTGTTGGTTATGAGAATGACGTGCTGAAAGTTGTCAGGGTGAAGCTGACACAAGGCCAGTTCGACGCACTGGTGTCGTTCGCTTACAACGTTGGGTCGCGTGCTCTTTCCACATCTACACTGCTGAAAAAGCTGAATGCTGGCGATATAAAAGGCGCGGCAGATGAATTTCTGCGCTGGAATAAATCAGGCGGAAAGGTGATGCCGGGGCTCACGAATCGCCGCAAGGCAGAGCGAGCTCTGTTCCTGTCATGATTAGCGCACTGGTTAAGCGTTACTGGCTGCAGTTGCTGGTGCTGGCGTTAATCGGCGCACTGGCTTTCTTCGTGAACCACTACCGCGACAACGCCATCACTTACAGAGACCAGCGCGATAAGGCCACTGAGAAACTCCTCCTGGCGACCGCCACCATTAAAGACATGCAGACCCGCCAGCGTGATGTCGCTGCACTGGATGCCAAATACACCGGAGAACTGGCTGATGCGAAAGAAACCATTGAGCGTCTGCATAGCGATGTCATTGCTGGCCGTAAGCGGCTGCAAGTCGCCGCCACCTGTGCAAAGTCAACGACCGGAGCCAGCAGCATGGGCGATGGAGAAAGCCCAAGACTTACAGCAGATGCTGAACTCAATTATTACCGTCTCCGAAGTGGAATCGACAGGATAACCGCGCAGGTTAACTACCTGCAGGAATACATCAGGACGCAATGCCTGAAATAATTTTTTTGCAAATCACAAAGTCAATTTAATGAGCCTCGCGATGCGGGGCTTTTTTATGTCCGCAGTAAACGCGCATCTCACGCGCATATTAACGAGAGCCTTTCAGTAAGCGAGCCTGAGAAATGCCGTTATAGGTGGCGACCTCTCTCGGGCGGCTTTTCTGTGAGACAGGCTCACTTTCTAAAAGGTAAAGACGCTATGAATAATCCGTCAGTTATTCCGGCCTTCGACTTCCGCGAAATGGTCACGACCCTCGACAACAAGATAATCACCACATCACTCAAGGTGGCGGATTACTTTGGCAAGCGACACAAAGACGTTTTGCGTGCCATACGTAACCTGAAATGCTCCGATGACTTCACCCAGCGCAATTTTGCGCCCATTGATTTCATTGATAAAAATGGCGATGTTCAGCCTATGTATAACATCACCCGCGACGGATGCATGATGCTAGTGATGGGATTCACTGGCAAAACAGCTGCCGCAGTGAAGGAGTGTTACATCAATGCCTTCAACTGGATGGCCGAGCAGCTAAACCGGCGCATGGCGATGGGTGAAGAATTGCAGCATCGCTACGCCATCAAAGAAACGCGCTCAAAGCTGAAAGGCACGATCGGAAGCCGTTTGATGAACGAGCGGAAGAAAGAGAAGCGCGTCCTGGAGCTCGAACATGAGCACATCATGCAGGTAACGCAGCCGGAATTACTTATTGGCTGATCGCGGCATTACAGAAGCCCTTCACTGAGGGGCTTCGATAATGGAGCACTGGAATTATTCATGAACAGACCTCACCCGCCAGCGCATTTTACGATGCCACCTGACCCGAAGCCGTACATCAGCATTATGCCCGCTAATGACGTTGGCGAGTGGCTGAATCAGCACATCCTGAGCGATGAGGGTGACCTCTACAACCCTGACCACCAGCATTTGCTTGAAGCGGATCTGTGCTTTCTCTGGGCATCGAACGCTTTCGAGAAGAAAGGGCGCTCCGTGCTTGGGCAGGCGGAAGAAGTGGCAATGCGGGCAGGAGGCTGGCAGAAAGCGCGGATGGAGCAGCAGATGTATGAATGGTTCGGCAGGGTGCCGCAGTTCATCATCACGCTGGCCGCCGATTACTGTTCGCAATGTTCCGATCTGGAATTCTGCGCGCTGATAGAGCACGAGCTTTATCACATCTGCCAGGCGACAGATGAATTTGGTGCGCCGAAGTTCACGCAGGAAGGGCAGCCAAAGCTGAAGCTGCGCGGCCATGACGTGGAAGAGTTTGTGGGCGTGGTTCGCCGTTACGGCGCGAGCCGGGACGTGCAGGAAATGATTGATGCGGCGAATCAGCCAGCGGAGGTTGCTCATCTCGATATTGCCAGAGCGTGCGGGACGTGCATGCTGCGACTGGCTTAAATACTGGACTGTATAAGACGAATGGTGATTTATGGCTGCATTAAAACCTGATGTGAAAGCCTTCATCATTCAGTCGCTTGCGTGCTATGACACGCCATCGCAGGTGGTCGAGGCTGTCCATAAAGAATTCGGGATCAAGATCACCCGCCAGCAGGCTGAATCTCACGACCCCACGAAGGCCAGCGGTAAGACGCTCGCTAAAAAGTGGATCGAGATGTTCCACGCGACGCGCGAACGGTTCCTGACCGAAACCAGCGACATTCCGATCGCGAACAAATCCTATCGCCTCCGCGTGCTTGACCGCATGGCAACCAAAACCGAGGGGATGAAAAACTTCTCCCTGACGGCGCAGCTGATTGAACAGGCCGCGAAAGAGGTTGGCGACGCTTACACCAATAAGCTGAAGGTTGAAAGCACCGGCAAGGATGGCGGCCCGATCAAAACCGAGACGACCAACCTCACCGCAGATCAGGCCGCAGAGATTTACCGCAAGATGATGGGGTGATCATGCCTCTCCCGTTTGAATTCGATTTCAGAAAACCTGATTACCAGATGGTTTTTGAATGGCGGATGGAGCGCTTACAGCGCATTCGCCAGAACCCTGAAATGCTGCCAGCACTAAAACAGTTTTACCGCACCAACCCGGCACAGTTCATCATCGACTGGGGTATGACTACTGACCCGCGTAACATCGATTATGGCCTGCCGGTCACCATCCCTTTTCTGCTGTTCCCGAAACAGGAAGAGTGGATTCACTGGATCATGGAGCGGCGCGAAAAGCTGGAGAACGGCATCACCGAAAAGAGCCGCGAAATGGGGCTCAGCTGGACGGCGATCGGCCTGGCCTGCTCGCTCTGCCTGTTCAACAAAGAAATGGTTATCGGCTTCGGCTCCCGTAAAGAGGAATACGTCGACAGCACCGGTGACCCGAAAGCGCTGTTCTGGAAGGCGCGCAAGTTCGTGGAAACGCTGCCCGTCGAGTTTCGCGGTTCGTGGGACGAGAAGAAGCACGCGCCCTACATGCGCGTTGAGTTTCCCGATACTGGCGCGGTCATCAAAGGCGAGGCTGGCGACAATATCGGACGTGGTGACCGTACCACGCTCTACCTGGTGGATGAGGCTGCATTCCTCCAGCGTCCTCTGCTGATTGATGCGGCGCTGTCGCAAACCACCCGCTGCCGTATCGACCTGAGTTCGGTTAACGGCATGGCGAACCCGTTCGCGCAGAAGCGTCACGGCGGGAAGATACCGGTATTCACATTCCACTGGCGAAATGACCCGCGCAAGGATGAAGAGTGGTATCGCAGGGAATGCGAGAAAATCGACAATCCGGTGGTGGTGGCGCAGGAACTTGACCTGAACTACAGCGCATCAGCGGAAGGCGTCCTGATCCCGTCCGACTGGGTACAGGCTGCCGTCGACGCGCATATCAAGCTGGGTATTCAGCCAACGGGCAAACGACTGGGCGCGATGGACGTCGCCGACGAAGGCCGGGACAAAAACGCCTTTTCGACCCGTCACGGTTTCCTCCTGGAGAACGTGCGGGAATGGTCCGGCGTGGGCAGCGACATTTACCAGTCCGTTGAGAAGGTCTTCGGCTTTTGCGAACAGGACAACCTCGAAGAGTTTCGCTTCGACGAGGATGGTCTGGGCGCTGGCGTTCGCGGCGATGCGCGTGCCATCAACGAACTGCGTAACGCTGCGCGCCGACCGTCAATACTCGCCACACCGTTTCGCGGTAGCGGCGCGGTGTTTGATCCGGACGACGAAGCGGTGCGCGGCGACAACGGACAGGCCGCCCGCCTGAACAAGGACTTCTTTGCTAACGCCAAGGCCCAGAGCTGGTGGCAATTACGCAAGCTTTTCCAGAACACCTATCGCGCCGTGGTTGAGGGAATGGCCTACAACCCGGACGAAATTATCTCAATCAGCAGCGCCATGGCGAGCAAAGACAAACTCATCATCGAGCTGTCGCAACCGACCTATTCCATTAACGGTGTGGGGAAAATCGTTGTTGATAAACAGCCTGACGGCACCAAGTCGCCGAACCTCGCCGACTCGGTGATGATCAGCTACGCGCCAATGAATTCAGCCCTGAACATCTGGGAGCTGCTAGGGAGACAGGCCTGATGGCACGAAACAAGCAAGCCTCTCAGCGAACGGCGCAGGCCACCGCTGATGGCTATGAAAACTTTGTCGCCCGCGTGGGGATGCAGACGCCTAACCAGCACTCAGCATCGACCTACCGGGCGAACTTCACCAGCCGCAACCGCATGCTGGTGGAATGGTCATATCGCGGATCGTGGGTTATCGGCGAAGCGGTCGACGCTATCCCGGACGATATGACCCGCAAAGGCATTCGCATCACCTCGGAGATTGACGCCAAAGACCGTGGCACCCTCGAAGCGCAGCTGGATGAGTTGCAGATCTGGGATGCGCTGAACGACGTGCTGAAATGGTCGCGTCTCTACGGCGGCGCGGTTGGCTTCATCATGATTGAGGGGCAGGCACCAATGACCCCGCTGCGGCTCGAAACCATTGGAGAAGGCAAGTTTAAGGGCATTCTCCCGCTCGACCGCTGGATGATTAACCCGGTGCTGACACGCCGCATTAAAGAGATGGGGCCGGACCTCGGCAAGCCTGAGTTTTACGACGTGGTGACCACCGCAACGGGCATTCCGGCCTGGCGCATCCATCACAGCCGCCTGATCCGCTTTGATGGCGTCACGCTGCCATTCCAGCAGAAGATGACCGAAAACGAATGGGGAATGTCGGTTGTAGAGCGTATCTGGGATCGGCTTACTGCGTTCGATAGCGCTACTGTCGGCGCGGCGCAGCTGGTCTATAAAGCGCATCTGCGTACCTATAGCGTGGAGAAGTTGCGCGAGCTTATCGCGCTTGGAGGCCCGGCGTTCGAAGCGTTGCTGAAGAACATCGACCTGATCCGCCAGCTCCAGAGCAATGAAGGTATGACGCTCATGGACTCGCGGGATAAGTTCGAAACCCACCAGTACAGCTTTAGTGGTCTGGATGACATTCTTTCGCAGTTTGCTGAGCAGATCAGCGGTGCCGTTGGTATCCCGCTGGTGCGACTGTTCGGTCAATCCCCGAAAGGCTTCTCTACTGGTGACGCAGACCTCGCCAACTATTACGACCGGGTGAGCTCATTGCAGGAGCGCCGCTTACGGCTGCCGATGCGCCGGATACTGGACATTATGCACCGCTCGGATCTAGGTAAGCCGCTGCCGGACGATTTCACGTTTGAGTTTAACCCGCTATGGCAAATGTCTGACGTTGACCGCTCAACGGTGGCCGTAAACACCGCCAACGCGATCAGCACCGCGCTGGGCGACGGATTGATGACGCGTAAGGCGGCGATGACCGACCTGCGCGAAAACTCTGACGTCACCGGCATCGGGGCATCCATTACCGACGAGGACATAGAGAATGCCGAAGACGAAGCGCCGCCAGGCATCGGCGAACTTGGCGACAAACCGCCAGAGTCGCCAGGCGGAGATCCGATATCGAACGAGCCTACGGCAGATAGCGCGGGCGGTCGGGGATATCGTAAATGGGCGCTACGATGGTTCAAACGATAGCGTCACCGAAATAATGGATGCGCTGGAGCGCTACAGCGAAATCATCACCCCCTGGGCGACGAAGGTAGCTGAGAACTTCACCGCAGACATAGCGCGCCAGAATGAAAAGCAGTGGCGTCAGCACAGCCGGAACATCAGCGCAGAGCTGCGCAACATGGTTGACCGCGCCCCGGTAGGCCAGGTGATGAAATCCATCGTCGCCGAGCAAATTAAGTACATCAAATCGCTGCCTCTTGAGGCCGCCGATCGGGTGTATGACATTCAGAACAAAGCCATCGAGGCCGTTGTGACTGGTGGACGCGCTGAGCCATTCGCGAAAGAGATAGCGGCATCAGGTGACGTGTCACGCTCGCGAGCGAACCTTATCGCACGTACCGAGCTTGGACGCGCAACCGGCGCGCTGGATCAGGCGCGTGCGCTGTCTATCGGTTCAAATGGTTATATCTGGCGTACAGCCGAAGATGGCGACGTCAGACATTCTCATCGGGAGATGGAAGGGAAGTTTGTCGAATGGGGCCGACCTCCAACGCTTGACGGCATGACCGGTCACGCTGGTGAGCTCCCGAACTGCCGCTGTTACAAAGAAATCGTCTTCCCCAAACCTCATTCTTATCTCGCCTGAATCGCAGGTAAACCATGAAATATTTTTTCAATACCCGGCTGGGTGAAACCCGCTATCAGCTGGCTGACGGCTCTCTGTTGTGCAAAGACGTGCCGATAGGTCGAACGGGTAAACAGCTCTACGGCGCTGCCGATCTGCCAAACCTCAAACCCGATAAGCTCGGTGAGATAGTCGTAACGCGCTCTCCTGAGCAGGTATTCCATCCGGCCACGCTCGCCTCATTCGAAGGGATGAGCATCACGATCCTGCATCCTGAAGATGAAAACGGGAATGTGCGGCTGGTAAATCCCGAGAACTGGAAAGAGCTTGCTGTCGGGCATCTTCAGAACGTGCGGCGTGGGACTGGTGATCAGTCTGATTTGATGCTGGCTGACCTTATCGTCAAAGACGAAAGCGCCATTCAGCTGATCGAAGATGGTCTGCGCGAAGTGTCGTGCGGCTATGACGCGGAGTACGAGCAGACCGAGCCTGGTAAAGCCGAACAGGTCGATATTACCGGAAACCATGTGGCTCTTGTCCCTAAAGGCAGAGCCGGAAATCGTTGTGCAATTGGAGACAGAGACACAATGGCAAATCAAAAGAAAAGCTGGTGGACCCGCATGCGCACGGCCATCAAAACGGGTGACGCTGACACCATGAACGAACTGCTGGACTCTGCGCCAGCGGCGGTAACGGGTGATGAAGGGGATCTGCCGAGCGGCGTTAACCTCAACATTAACCTTTCACCGCAGCAACCATTGCCGGACAAAAAGCCGGAGATGGGTGGAGAGCCAACCGGCGACGGCGAGGACGATATCAAAACCTTGCTCAAAGCCCTGCTGGCTAAGCTGGAAGGAAATGCGACCGGCGACGGCGAGGACGACGAAGAGGAAACCACGATTACCGGTGACTCTGCCTATCGTGCCGAAGTTATCGTCCCGGGTATCGATCTGAGCCGTAAGGTGAAACCGACCGCGTTCAAACGTGATGTGCTGGCTGCCGCTGACAAAACACTGGTTCGCCAGGTTGTCGGTGATGCTGATATCCGCAAATTGCCTAAGCAATCGGTCGATATGGCATTTAACGCCGTGTCTGAGATTGCCAAAGGGCGAAACACCAGCAGCACCACGGGCGATGCACAACGCCAAAATATGGGCATGACCAGCATCGCTTCCCTGAACAAACAAAACGCCGACTTCTGGTCTAGCCGCAAAGGATAATCCAATGACTGCATATCTGTACCGGATGCCTGTTGGCATTGCCGGGGCTATCTCTCGCCCGCAGGACTTAACCGTCGAACCGGTGATCCTTAAATCCGCTAACGCCTTCGCTGCCTATGGTCTGGCTGGAAAATACGACGCTGACGGCTTTTTCGTGCCGCTGGCGGACGGTGACACCGCCGACAAGGTGAAGGGTATCTACGTTCGTCCGTATCCAACCACATCGCAGCCAGACATGGTTCGCCAGGTGGGGACGGATAAGAACTTCCCGGGCGACGCCATGAAGCGTGGCTACATGACCGTTAACCTCGGATCTGGATTCGATGCCAGTACCATCAAAAAAGGCGCGCCTGTCTACGTGGTTGTTTCGCTCGATTCAACCATTGACGTGCCGCTGGGCGGCTTCATGTCCACGTCCGTCAGTGGCAAAAACGTGGCGCTGACCAACGCCGAATTCACAGGGGCCGGTGACGCTAACGGCAATGCAGAAATCTCCTGGAAGATTTAAGGAACAGACGAATGATTACTTTTGATCAGGCAACCGTTGATAGCTCTGGTGCCTTTCTCATCGGGGAGCTGGAGCGACTCGACCAGACGCTGAACCTGCCGCTGGTGGGTTACACCTGGACCCGCGATATTCAGCTGCGTGAAGACGTTTCTATCGCAGATGACATTTCCAGCTGGACTAACACCAGCTTTGGCGCGGCGGGAACTGGCGCAAATCCGAACGGTAAAAACTGGGTAGGCAAAGACTCCACTGCTATTGCTGGCGTGAACGTTGATATCGGCAGAGACGGCAATCCGCTGAACCTCTGGGGCATGGAACTGGGCTGGACCGTTGTAGAGCTGGCAGCAGCTCAGCAGGTAGGCCGCCCGATTGATACCCAGAAGTACGACGGTATGCAGCTCAAATGGCAGATGGACAACGACGAGCAGGTTTACATCGGCGATGATGCGCTCGGACTGAAAGGTCTGGCAAACCTCATTGGTGTGACGCTGAACAACGCGCCGAAGACCTGGGCGAACTCCACTAACGACGAGATCCTCGATAGTGTGAACAGCATTCTGTCGAATGCCTGGGCAGCTTCCGGTTATTCCGTCGTGCCTTCTGATCTGCGCATTCCGCCAGAACAGTATTCACTGCTGGCGAGCCGTAAGGTTTCCGAAGCGGGTAACCAGTCGCTGCTGACCTATCTGGCTGTGAACACTATCGCTTTCCACCAGAACGGCGTTCCGCTGGAAATCAAAGCGGTTAAATGGCTGAAAGGGCGCGGGGTTGGCGGTAAAGACCGTATGGTCGCCTACACCAACGACAAGAAATACGTGCGCTATCCGCTGGTGCCGTTGCAGAGCGTTCCTATCCAGTATCGCGGTCTGTACCAGATTGCGACCTACTACGGCAAGCTCGGTGCGGTTGAGCCAGTGTACAAAGAAACCCTATCCTACGTGGACGGTATCTGATAACCAGAACGGCCCCGAAAGGGGCCAGAAGGAAACTGAAAATGGCGAAAGAAAAGCTGGTTACCATCCATGTTCACACCCCGTTTACGCTGACGCTCGGCGATCAGTCAAAACAGGAGTTTGGCCGGGGACGGCATAACGTACCGGAAGAGGTCGCGTCGCACTGGTTCACCCGGGCGCATTCTGAGCTTTCCGAAAGCGTGATTAGCGACACCAATGATCTGCAACCCGTTATCGACAGCCTGCAAGCGCAGATTGCCGACAAAGATAAGCAGATTGTCGATAAAGATCAGCTGATTGCCGACCTGAAAGAAGCGCTGCTCAAGCTGCAAGAGCAGAACGACAGCCTGCAAGCGCAGATTGCTGCCGCCCAGACTGGCGGTAATGGGGCGAAAGATGCCAAAGAATCAAAGCCTGCCAACAGTAAGTGATTTTCGCCGCGACTTCCCGCAGTTTGTTGACCCTGCCAAATATCCAGAAGCACAAATCCAGTTTCGTCTGAATCTGGCCGATGTGCTGCTGAGCGAAAACGTCACCGGCAAAGAGTTGTTTCCGTATTTTGCCGAGTTGTTCGTGGCTCACTACATGACGCTATGGGCGGCAGATAGCCGGGCAATGCTGGTTGGCGGCCCGGGCGGTTCAACCAATGGTGTGCAGTCCTCCAAGTCCGTTGACAAGGTAAGCGTCAGCTATGACACCAGCGCGACGCTAAACCCTGACGCTGGCTTCTGGAATAACACCCGATACGGCGCTGAATTTTATCAGCTGATCACGATGTTCGGTGCGGGCGGTCGCCAGCTATGAGTTTCAAAAGCGGTGTAACAACGAGGGTGGATAACGCTCAGGCCATTCTGGATGCGCTCAGGTCGCTAACCAAAAAGGATGTGCTGGTCGGCATTCCTGAAGAAGACAGCGAGCGTGAGGATGTTCCGTTTGGTAATGCCGGGATCGGTTACGTCAACGAATACGGCTCACCAGCGCAAAACATCCCCCCACGCCCGCACCTGATCCCCGGCGTTAAATCGGTAGAGGAACAGACAGTGCCGCAGCTCAAAGCAGCGGCGCAGGCTGCGCTTGATGGTAATGCGGCGGGTGCGGAAAGAGCTCTCAACCGTGCAGGTACAGTGGCAGCAAGAGGTGTGAAAAATTACATCAAAGCTGCCGATTTTACTCCGCTTGCAGATAGCACCGTTGAAGCACGCGCGCGCCGTGGTCGCAAAGGTGCGAAAGCGGAACTTGCGCGACGGGCTGCTGGCGAATCCCCAGGCACCACTTTGGCTAAGCCTCTTTACGATACAGGTAAATATCTTGCCGCGATAACTCATGTTGTGAGGGATAAAGATGCCGAATCTTGATGTGACGGACGTACTTTTTGACCCCGATTTTTGCGACTTCAACCTGTGGGTAACGCGTCGCGCGCAAACGGTGGACGAGGACGGGATCGGCAGTGACAGCGAAGTTAAAACGCAGTTTGCCGGGGTTGTTACCGTTGACCGCTCTCTGGAAAACCGCCGCATGCAGGCCGGGCAGGTTATCAGCGGCGCGATTCTTATCGTGACAACTGAGCGGCTGACACAGGGGCAGACTGGCCGTGATGCCGATATCGTGACGTATCAGAACCGTGATTATCGTGTGACATTCGTCGATCCGTATACGGCTTACGGTGCTGGCTTCGTCCAGGCACATTGCGAACTATTGCCGTTTGATGGGGGTACTCCCGTTGAGCAATAACACCAGCACAGAGCGTGGCTGGCTGACACCCACCAGCGGCGATCCGGATTATGACGAAGCGCTCGACAGGCTGTTAAGCCAGTGGATGCGCAACGTTTCCGGCTTGCCAGCTGGGATGGTTCGCCCGCGCTGGCAGAAAGAACAGCCATCACTACCGTCAGTTGAAACGAACTGGTGCGCGTTCGGCGTTACCGGGTGGCCCATTGATAACAGTCCTGCATTCACCAATCAGACCGATGAGGGCGCTCAGCTCTGGCGGCATGAAACGTTCGAGTGCATGGCGTCGTTCTATGGCCCGGCTGGTATGTCTTATGCGTCCCGTTTTCGCGATGGCATATCTGTCCCGCAAAATAATGCTGAGCTGAACGCGCTCGGTTTATCCCTGGGCGACTATACCGGTCTGACCCCTTTCCCCGAGCTTATCAACCAGCAATGGGTTCGCCGCTACGACATGACGGTTCGCCTGCGCCGGAAGGTTGTGCGCGAGTACGGCATCAAATCGCTGGTGGAAGCGCCAGTCACCTTTTTTGGAGAATAAACTATGACGCAGGGCTTACCTGTATCCAACGTTGTAAACGTTGATGTGATCATCTCGCCGAAAGCGGCTACTGGTCGTAACTTCGGCGCGCTGCTGATCCTCGGTTCTTCCACTGTCATTCCGGTGCAGGAGCGCATTCGCCTTTATGCTTCCGTTGAGGACATTGGCGAAGACTTCGGAGTCGACAGCCCGGAATATAAAGCGGCGCAGGTATTTTTCAGCCAGTCGCCGAAGCCGACGCAGGTTTATGTTGGCCGCTGGGCGAAGACGCTGACCTCTTCCGAAGGTGGAAGCGTGGAAACCATCGTGCAAGCTGTTAATGCCTGCCTGCAATATACCAACTGGTATGGGCTGGTTGTCGCTGATGATGTTGCTGATGGCGGTGATGTGCTTGATGCTGACGACGTGATTGAGGTTGCTAAACTCATCGAAGCGTCCAGTCTGAGCCGCATTTTCGGGGTAACCTCTGCCGATGCCGAGATTATCAATACGACCTCGACGACCGATGTTGCGTCAAAATTAAAGGCTGGCAAGTATTCCCGGACCTTTATTCAGTATTCCACCAGCAGCCCTTATGCGGCGGTTTCAGCTTTCGGTCGCGCGTTTACTGTCAATTTCAACGGCAGCAATACCACCATTACCCTGAAATTCAAACAGGAACCAAGCGTAACCTACGAAACGCTGACGGTAGGCCAGGCGGCGGCTGTGGATGCGAAGAATGCGAACGTGTTCGTGTACTACGCCAACGACACGGCGATCCTGCAACAGGGTGTCATGGCGAACGGCGACTTCTTCGACGAGCGCCACGGGCTCGACTGGTTGCAGAACTACGTTCAGACCAACCTCTATAACCTGCTTTACACCAGCACCACCAAAATTCCGCAGACTGATGCCGGTGTGACCCGTCTGCTTTCCAACGTTGAACAGTCCATGGATCAGTCCGTCACGAATGGTCTGGTAGCGGCTGGCGTGTGGAATGGTGGCCCTATCGGACAGCTGAATTCCGGCGATACGCTGACCAAAGGCTATTACGTGTATGCGCAACCGCTGTCCGAACAGGCGCAGGCCGACCGCGAAGCGCGCAAAGCACCGTTAATCCAGGTGGCCTGTAAGCTGGCTGGCGCAGTTCATTATGCCGATGTGCAGATCAACGTGGTTCGCTAAGGAGCGATAAATGGCAACTTATTCTTTTCTCGATGTAACCGCGTCGCTCACCGGGCCGACCGGCGTTATCGATCTTGGTCAGGGTTCTGCGAACTCTGAGGAAGGTATCACCCAGACCATGGGCGGCAACAAAAACACCATGACCATCGGTGCCGATGGCGAGGTGATGCACAGCCTGCACGCCGATAAGTCAGGCACCATTACGGTGACGCTGCTGAAAACCTCCCCGGTGAATAAAAAGCTGTCTCTGGCGTATAACGCGCAAAGCCAGTCCTCTGCCACCTGGGGCAATAACGTGATCGTCATTCGCAACACGGCATCGGGTGATATTTCTACTGCGCGTTCGTGTGCATTCCAGAAACAGCCTGATTTCAATAACGCCAAAGAGGGCGGAACTGTCGCCTGGGTATTCGATTGCGGCAAGATTGACCAGCTGCTCGGGGAGTTTTAACGCATGGAATTCGAAATTAAGGGCGTGAAATATCGCACTGCAAAACTCAGCGTTTTCGAACAGCTGAAGGTGTCCCGCAAGCTGTTGCCGGTGCTGGCCGGGATGGTTTCTGACTTTCGGAGCGTTCAGGAGAAGATCAGCAGCAAAGACACCGAAGGCGCGATGGCTACCATCCTGCCAAAGATTGCCAATGCAGTGTCCGATCTGAGCGATGGCGACGTGGACGCTATCCTGTTCCCCTGCCTTTCCGTTGTTTCACGCGAGCACATGAAAGGCTGGGTGCCGGTCTGCCAGCATGGCGAAATGGCGTTTGACGATATCGACCTGCTGACCATGCTGCAACTGGTGGCGCGGGTGGTCGCCGACTCGCTGGGAAATTTTTTGCAAGGACTCCCTACCAGCGAGACGCCCACCCCGCCAGTGGAATAACCTTCAACAGCCTGCCGGGCGGTGAAGATTTTATTCTTCGTCCGGCGCTTGCCTTCCATATTGACCAGAAAGACCTTAACAGCGGCGCGGTAGACCTCTGCCGCATCGCGCTTCTCAATGACTACCTCGACATGCGCGAGGATAACGACGCCCGGGTAGATAAATGGAGAGCGGCCAATGAGCGGTAACGCAGATACGATTAAAGACTTCCTTGTTTCGCTGGGGTTCGATATCGATCAGGCTGGCGCTAATAAGTTCGAAGCTGTGCTGAAAGGCGTTACCGCGAACGTTCTGAAGGTCGGCGCGGTGGTGGAAGGCGCAGCGCTGAGCATTGTCGGATTTACCACCCAGATTGCGAATGGTCTGGATAAAATTTACTGGGCATCCCAGCGGACGGGGGCCAGCGTCCAGGGCATCAAAGCGCTGGGCTATGCCGCATCGCAAACCGGTGCCAGCGCTGAGTCGGCTATGTCTTCCCTAGAAGGGCTGGCTGGCTTCATGCGTAGCAATCCGGGGGCGGAAGGGTTCCTGAACCGTCTGGGCGTACAGACTCGCGATGCCAGCGGAAAGATGCGTGATACTGCGGCCATCTTTACTGGCGTTGGGCAAAAGCTCAACAACATGCCGTATTACCGCGCGAAGCAATACGCGCAGATGCTTGGCATCGATGAAAACACGCTGATGGCGATGCGCAGAGGGATGGGGCAGCTCAGTTCTGAGTACGCGTTGACGGCAAAGCGTATTGGTTTTAATGCTGAGTCAGCGGCTAAACAGTCCAATATTTTCATGACCTCCATGCGTAATCTGACGATGACGCTTGGACAGGCGAAAGACAAGATTGGCTCTAACCTAGCTGGTGGCCTTGCTGGCAGTATTGATAACTTCCGCAGGCAGATACTCGACAACTGGCCGAAGATTGAAGCGGTCATCACGAAGATCATCAAAGGAATTCTCTGGGCAGGTGACGCGATTACCCGCGTGTTATGGCGAACTGGGCAAGCTGTTGAGGGTGTGATCGCCTGGTTCAAAAAGCTGAACCCAGCCACGCAGCAGCTTATCGCATTGTTCAGTGGGCTGTTGGTTGCATGGCGGCTGCTAAATACCGCTTTCATGTCATCACCCTTGGGCATGATAACGACGCTTATTATTGCACTTGGTCTGCTCTTGGATGATTACCAGACGTGGAAAGAAGGTGGCAAAAGCCTGATTGACTGGGGGAAATGGAAGACTGAAATTGATCAGGCCGTCAAAATGATTGGTGACCTGAAAAAGACTGTTACGGACCTGACAAAAGCGCTGGCTAAGTTGCTCGGTATTGACCCCAAGTCATGGTCCCTAAAGTGGGATTTTAGCAACTTCATTTCGCAAATGGGTGAGTTCGGCAAGATGCTGAACATGATCGCTGATTTGCTGAATGCCATAAAAGATGGCAACTGGGCGCAGGCCGCTAGTATAGGCAAACAGCTGCTAAATCAGGGCAGCGGGCAACCGAGTGCCACACCGGCAGTAGAGGATAGCGCCAACAGAAGCGCTGACTGGGTTAAGGAGAATCTGGGATTTGACCCGCGCAGCGTAGGCAGAACCATTCGCGGGTGGTTTGGTGATGATGAGCCTGACCAACATGCCCAGTCTGCTAAAGCTCCACGAGGTATTAGAAATAATAACCCCGGTAATATCGACTTTCGTGGGCAATCTGGGGCGACGCTCGAAAGGCCTGGCGGCAGGTTCGCCCGGTTTGAAACTGCCTATGATGGCCTGAAAGCGCTTTCCCGACAATTAATGCGCTACTTTGAAGGTAAGACGACAGGCAAGCCGCTGCAAACCCTTAACGATATAATCTCTACGTGGGCACCGGGGAATGAAAATAATACCGGTGCTTACATTGCTCAGTTATCGAAAATGATGGGTGTGGCTCCTGATGCCATTCTCAACCTTAAAGATCCGCAGGTAATGTCCTCTCTGATGAATGGAATTATCCATCATGAGAACGGGAGAAACCCTTACCCAAGTGAATTGGTTCGTATGGCCGCTGGTGGCGGTGCTTCACAAAACATACAGCAAGAAACGGTTATTAATATTCACGGTGTATCTGATCCACGTGAGGCTGCCAATATCACAGTTGAGCGGCAGAAGAACGTTAATTCACAACTTACTCAACAACTTCGAACGGTGCCGAGCTAATGGATATTCTCTCCGCTATTTTTCGCCAGCAATCCCGGCGAATTGGCATATTAATTCCCAGCGTGGTCGTCTCCGAAAAGCATTCTGATGCGCTCGAAATTACTGAGCACCCGGTGGAGAAGCCAACAACGAATAGTGCCTCGGGTTTCATCGCCGATCATGCGTACAAGCGCCCCAGTGAAGTCACAATGGAATGCGGCTTCGCTGGTGGCGGTTCGTTGCTGGATTTCATTGATACATCTTCAATCGGTCTTAGCGCTGGGCTTAGCCCAAAGGAGACATACCAAAAGCTGCTGGATATGCAGCTTGAGCGCGTGCCATTCGATGTGGTGACCGGAAAGCGGGTATACAGCAATATGCTGGTGCGAGCCATCGAGGTGACAACGGATAAAACCAGCGAGAACGTGCTGAACTGCACGCTTACCCTGCGTGAAGTGATCATGTCGCAGACGCAGAGCGTTAGCGTTGCAGATAAATCAGATATGCAGGATGGCGTCAGCACATCGGCGGTGCAGAATTCCGGGACGAAATCCACTACACCGCCAAACGAATCCTTGCTGAGCCAGCTGGGCGGAAGCGTTACATCAGCATTCGGGGGATGATATGCAGTTTAACGAAATACCGCTTTCTCCTGACAATCAGCAGTTCCGCGTTTTGCTGGGCAATACCACGTATACGCTCAGGATCATCTGGCGTGATGCGGCTGGCTGGATTATGGACGTGATGGATAGCGGCGGTGCTGCGCTTCTCTCTGGCGTACCTCTACTGACCGGCGTGAACCTTTTGCGACAATATCCACAGCTTGGCATTGATGGCGCGCTGGTGGTGGCGACCGATAAGGGCGCACCAGACGAGCCCACCAAAACCAACCTCGGCACATACAGCCACCTCATTTTCGTGCAGGAGTAGAAATGTCTCTTAACTGGATGCGCCATTTTGAGTTGCAGCTGTTGGACCAGAACGGGCAGGGGATTTCCCTGTCTGACTTTAAGGTCACGTTCCAGATCGAGTGGGCAGATACACGCTGGCCGCGCGTGGCAAACGTGAAAATTTACAACCTTTCGACTGATACCACGAACAAGATACTGGGGCAGGAGTTTGCCAAAGTTCGCATAATTGCCGGGTATGACGGTATAGCGCCGGATGTTGATGCGAGCCAGGTCGGCGTCGCCCGGGAGATTTCACCAGACCAGATAGGACAGGTGAACGGTCAGAACTACGGCCTGATTTTTGACGGTGATATTCGCTTCACCGTCACCGGGAAGGACAACATTACGGATTCCTGGGTGTTGATTCAGGCCATTGGTGATCACGAAGCGTTCCTCTATGCGACCACCATCACCACGCTTGCCGCTGGCTATACCGTTGCGGATCTGCACCGGGCGACGATGCAGGATTTCAACGCGTTTGGCGTGACACAGGGCATTACCGGTGACTTTCCTGATACCGTGTTTCCTCGTGGCCGTGCGATTTATTCATCCACCCGTAACGTGATGGATAATATTGCTGCGCAGTGCAAAGCGACATGGCAACTGGTGGATGGTCAGGTCCAGATGGTGCCGGAGGATAAATATATTCACGAAGCTATTTTGTTGAATGCAGATACTGGCCTGATCGGTATGCCGCAACAAACGATGGGCAGCGGCGTAAACGTGCGGTGCCTGATAAACCCGAACATCCGCATTAATGGTCTTATCCAGCTCGATCAGGCTTCGGTGTACCGCGCCGCGCTCGGCAATAGCGAAATCGCACAGTCGCCCGGTCGCATCACCGAAACAGAAGAGAACGGCAACCGTGTGCTGACAGGCACAACGTCACAGGCAGCCAGCATTGCGACGGATGGCGTTTATATCGTCAAAGCTATCGATTATACTGGTGACACCAGAGGTCAGGCGTGGTACATGGATTTGATGTGTTTTGCGCGTGGCAGCCGCGATTTGCAAAGTTCTTCAACGATGAATAAGGCGCAATAAGGTGTTTATTTTACGTTTTGCTACCGTAATTTTTACGTTGTTTTCAACTGCCGTATTGGCTGATGTTCGCTGTGGTGATTTTACCCTAACGTCAAGCAATGACGGGTTTATGCATATTAATGGTGTTCGCCCGGAGTCTCAGAAGTTTACCTTCCTTAAAGGTAATGGGGATTATGGCAACATCAAATATGAATGGATGGTAAAGACTAATCAGCCGGGTAAATGGCTGGGTATGGAGTATATAAAACGCAATGGCAATAAGCGCATATTGAATGTTCAGCTTGCCCAGGCTGACATGAGTGCGCCAAGGCAATATGCAACATACGACTGTTTGAAAACAAACTAGCCCACTACTTAGTGGGCTTTTTGTTATTTTTCCCCATGTGTTCTTCAACGATTTTTGACAACATCTCCTGATAAACACTGGAGGCATGCGCCATTGCTGCGGCAAATTCATCCATATTATCCACCTTACTAAAGAACTCATCACGCTTAGTGATTGATGACGAATGGCTCGTATCGTTGTCAGGCGGCAATGCATCTTGAAGTATTTGCACAATCTCGGCGTTCATAGAGCGCCCATTCGCTTTTGCTCGTTCTGCAATTTTCTCTTTTAACTCTTCCGGCATGCGCAGACCAAACGGGGCGATCAAGCTTGCACCTTTCATAGTGATTCCTCGTACAAAACTAGCTTCATAATGTAGTCAAAATTCATTTGACATGATAGTTACATGATGTAGTATTTAGCCATGACTACATCATGTAACCAAATGGTTGGGGGTATAATGGAAAACGCAAGTAACATCGCACCAACAGGGATTCGGTTCCCTGAACAACTGAAAGAAATAATTAAGAAAGCTGCAAAGCAAGAAGGGCGCTCCGTGAACAGCGAGGTGATTAAACGCATTGAAAGGAGTCTGAAAGAAGATGGCTTTATTAAAGCGTAATAACAGCGAAGCCCGGAAGTGCGCTAACACAAACCGGGCCTCTATGTCAGTAACCGTATGCAAGGAAACCAACATGAGCATTGTAGCGAAATCAGATCTCAACTTCCAAGGTATTCATCTGCAACCAGTCGAAAATATTGATGAAACTTGGTTAACCGCCAGCCAGATTGGTTATGCGCTTCAGTATGCTGATGATAAAGCTGTTCAACGGATCTATTCGCGTCATGCTGATGAATTTACAGAGAAAATGACAGGGATGGTCAAAGTGACCACCCCTTACGGAGACCAGATGACTCGCGCGTTTTCTCTGCGTGGCGCACACCTGATCGCCATGTTTGCCCGCACCCCAAAAGCTAAAGAGTTTCGCCGCTGGGTTCTGGATATCCTTGATCGTGAAGTTTCGAATTCCCCGATAGCTAAGCAGTTCAGTGATGAAGAACTCTGCACCCTGGCTTACCTCTGGCGCTCAAGCGCAGTGATGTTTGAAGCGTGTAAAGAGGTTTATCCGCTTCTGTGCGTAGCCGAGCATCGTATGGCTCCGAGATTCGGCTCCATCGGCACAAATTACACTCGAAACATCAATAAAGCGCGAATGCTGTTGCAACGCGAAACCTCTCACATAGAAGAACATCCATGGGGAGACAACAACTGGAAGAACGTCTTCTCTTATGGGAAAGGATTTTTGCAATGATGCAAAAAGAAAAACCGCCAGCTGTAACTGGCGGTCCACTGAAGTCTAACAACGTATCGGAACGTATATGACTAAACAAACTGTAGCAAATGCAAGATCTGTTGTCACTAAAATGTCAAGCCGTGAGATTGCTAAATTGACCGGTAAGCGGCACGACAATGTTATGGCCGATTGCCGCAAAATGTTCGATTCGCTCAATCTTCAATCTCCTGACTTCTCAGGAGATTACCAGGATGATCGAGGGAGGACATATCAGGAGTATTGGCTTGACCAAGATTTGACCATGACACTGATGATGGGGTATAGCATCCCACTGCGCCATAAGGTTGCTACTCGTTGGCGTCAGCTTGAGTCTGGTAGTGTCGCGCCGCTTAAATCAGCCTCTCACCTGCCAGAATTTCGCCGTGCGCGAGCTATTAAAATGGAGGTTGAGGCTATCAGTCTGGCGCTGTCTTACATGCCAAAATTAAGTGATGTGGCAAAGCAGACCGCAATGGCTCGCGCTGTCAATGATGCTGCTGGCATTGAGCTTCTTCCGTTACCTAAACTGGAAGATCACTACCATAGCGCGACAGAGGTGGCAGAAATGCTTGGTGTGTCCGCTCAGAAAATCGGGCGCATTGCCAACGCGAATAACCTGAAAACTGACGAGTACGGTATTTTCGTAATGGACAAATCAGTGCACTCCAGCAAGCAGGTCGAAGCTTTTCGCTATAACACCGAGGGCGTCAAAGCTCTGCGTCATCTTGTTCATGGCGCTAATGTAGCTTAGTTATTAACAGATAATTGATACCAAACCAGCTTCGGCTGGTTTTTTTATGGGGTTTTTATGCCAATTCCAACTCAATCACAGATCGGCGGCGAGCAGCAGACCGCGCAGGCCATTGCCGATTCGGTGTCTACCCAGATGCGTGTAGCGATGCCCGGCATCATTCAGTCGTTCGATCCTGATACTGTTACCTGCACGGTAGAGGTAGCGCTTCGCGGTATTGTTGGCGATGGCTCTACCGAATTAAAACCGCTGGTGGATGTGCCGGTTATCTTTCCGCGCGGCGGCGGTTGCACGCTGACCTTTCCGGTAAAAGAAGGCGACGAGTGTCTGCTGATCTTTGCTGACCGATGCATAGATTTCTGGTGGCAGAGCGGCGGCGTTCAGGAGACCGTCGACCCGCGCCAGCATGACTTGTCTGATGCGTTCGCCATCGTTGGCCCGCAGTCGCAAGCACAGAAAATCAGCGGTATCAGTACTAGCGCCGCGCAGCTGCGAACCGATGATGGCGCGGCGTTCGTAGAGGTCGCCGCAGGACATAACATCACCATTAAAACGCCGGGCCAGCTTACGGCTACGGCTGAAGGTGGAACGACAATCACATCCCCGACTATCACGCTGAACGGCAACGTAACGATTAACGGTAACCTGTCTCAGGGAATGGGAGAAAGTGGTGGTACTGCGACGATGCTTGGGCCGGTTACGGTAACGAATGATGTGACAGCTTCAGGTATAAGTGTCGCCACGCATAAACATGGCGGAGTTCAGACAGGCGGGGGAACTACTGGAGGGCCGCAATAATGCGATACCGTCGCGAAGATGCTGACGGCGATTACACTTTCGGGCAGGGTGACGATACCTTCCTTATCGACAGCCCGGAGTGTGTCGCCCAGGCAGTAAAAACCCGCTTCGAGCTGTGGCGCGGTCAGTGGTTTCTCGATCTGACGGAAGGCACGCCGTATGTTCAGTCGGTGCTTGGTAAACAGCGATCTGACGTCTACATCCTGGCTATACGTGAACGCATACAGGACACACCGGGCGTTCTGTCGATTCTTTCCTTCGATACCAATTATGACGGCACCAGCCGTCGCGTCACCTTCACTTCCTCCATTGACACAATCTACGGCCAGACGACTGTAACAAGCGAGGCATAAATGGCTTTGAACCTCGACACGCTGGGGCTATCGGCAACGGTAACCGCCCAGGGGATTAGTGCGCCTGATTACCAGACAATCCTAGATACACTGACCAGCTATTTCAGGCAGATTTACGGTAGTGATGCCTACCTCGAACCAGACAGCAAAGACGGGCAGATGGTCGCGCTGGCGGCTCTTGCCGTGCATGACGCTAACAACACCGCTATCGAGATTTACAACTCGTTTTCACCGATGACAGCGCAGGCCGCAGCGCTTAGCAGCAATGTGAAAATTAACGGGATCACGCGAAAAGTAGCGACAAACTCTACTGCTGACCTTCTGTTAACCGGTACGGCAGGCACGACTATCACGAATGGCTCCGCACGGGATAAAAACGGCATTATCTGGAATTTTCCCGCGAGTGTAGCGATCGGCGTTGACGGTACTGTGCTGGTGACGGCCACATGTGCGAATAGCGGTTCGGTTGCGGCGATGGCCGGGACTATCACCACCATTAACACACCGACTCGCGGATGGGTATCAGTCACCAACCCAGCAGCGGCTACGGTTGGTTCTCCGGCCGAGACAGACGCGGAGCTTCGCATCCGGCAGGGCCAGAGCGTCGCGCTACCGTCAATCACCCCGTTTGAAGGTGTCGACGGTGCTATTGCTAATGTTAATGGCGTGACACGTCACAAACTGTACGAGAATGACACTGGCTCGACAGATAGCAACGGGCTGCCGCCTCATTCCATTTCTGCGATTGTTGACGGCGGTGATGTGACAGAAATCGCCCAGACTATCAGGGGCAATAAAGGGCAGGGAACAGCAACTTACGGGAAAACTTCTGTCACGGTGCCAGATACTTACGGTAATCCCCACGTCATTAACTTTTCGCGCTCGACCGACGTACCGATTTTCGTAGCCATTACCCTGAAAGTTTTTACCGGGTATACCTCTCAAATCGGCGAGCAGATCAAACAGGCTGTTGCCGATTATATTAATGGCCTGACAATTGGCGACGACGTGCTGCTGAGCCGTATTTATTCCCCGGCAAACCTTGGCGTGGTGAGCGGCGGAAATGCCCGCTATTACGATATTACCGACCTGCTGATCGGTAAGTCATCAGGCAGCGTATCGGCATCAAACATTGATATTGCCTATGATGCTTCTGCGTCCTGTAGCACCGCGAATATCAGTATCACGGTGACCTCATGAGCAAATACACCGAACTGATCACTAACTACCACGCTACCAAGCCACTCTTTTTTGACCATATAGATCTGAGCACCCGCCCGCTGATTGATGTGTCCAGCACTATGTCAGGGCTTATAACAGCCTTCGATATCGATACTGCTGTCGGTGTACAGCTCGACATCCTCGGTCTGTGGATCGGACGCAGTCGCATAGTCAGCCAGCCAATTAGCGGAGTTTATTTCAGCTGGGACACTGACGGGCTTGGATATGACCAGGGCATCTGGCAGGGGCCATATGATCCTGATTCTGGCTATACGACGCTAAGCGATGAGACGTACCGCATCATTCTGAAAGCGAAAATCGCTATCAACAACTGGGATGGCCGCAATGATTCACTGCCTCCCATCCTTGACGCTGCTACCGCAGGCTCAGGCCTGAGGATGCAAATTGTCGACAACCAGGACATGACGATATCGGTCTGGGTATTCCCCGAGACTGATATTTCTGATGTGTCACTCGAACTGATTGCCGCTATTAAACAGGGCTATCTCACCGTTAAAGCAGCTGGCGTATGGGCCGGTGATGTTGAAACGCCTTCGGTAGAAGCACCATCCGAGGGCTCTAAATTCTTTGGGTTTGATATGGATAACGAATACATCGGTGGGTTCGATGTTGGAGCATGGGGGACAATACTCTAATGGCAACAAACAACTTTAAACCGTTCGCGACAGCGGCAAATGCTAACGTGACGGCCCAGGCTGACTGGGAATCGCTTCCGGCTCTGCTTTCTGGCTTCACGGCTGGCAAAGCTTCCAGTGCTCAGGTAAACAAAGCCATTCGACAGGCCAGCTTTATAGCTGCAGCGCTGGCGCAGTACACCGCCAACAAAAGCGGTCTGGATGTACTTGATGATGGTGACCTGAACGGGTTTATCGCCAAAATGTCCGCCGCGTTCGGTAAGGATTTCCAGGCGCTTGACGCCACGCTGACGGCGTTGGCAGGGCTCACAACCGGTGCAAATAAACTCCCGTATTTCACTGGAACTGATACCGCATCGCAGACTGATTTAACTTCTGTCGGTCGAGATATTATCGGGAAAGGTACTATTGCTGACATTCTCACATACCTTGGTCTGGGAAAGACCGACACTCCAAAGTTTGGTGGACTGAAGGCACCCTCTATAACTTTACTGGATGGAAAGATAATCCTCACCTCTTCTACAGATGGGACGACATTAGTCTTTACCGTGAGTGGGGGGCCTGTTGCAGAAATAAAAGCGGGTAGCTTCTTTCATAAAAAAATTATCTCTGCAGGTGAGGTTCTTCAGTCACCAAAATACATCTTCAGAGATGGGGATATTATTTTCTACTCAGGTCCAAATAATCTTGTCATGCAGGTTGGCGGTAAAGATGTTGCAACGCTGACGTCAGATAGTTTTTATCACGTTAAACAGGTAGCCGCGGCTGAATCACTTAAGGCACCAAAGGTCGTATTGCGTGATGGCGATGTGAATCTAATTGGCGGCGCTAACAACCTGGTTATTCAGGTTGGTGGCAACGATATTGCCTCGCTGACGCCGGGGAATAATTTCTTTAAAGGAAAGCTCACAGCTGAAACCAGTCTCCAGGTTGGTAGCACCTGCATTCTGGCTACTGACGGTAATTTAACAGGAAGTAAATGGGGCGGCTGGCTGGACGCATTCATGAAAGATGGCATGTCTACTGACGGGAATGGGTTGTGGTGGGATGCTTTTTCATCTCAGCTCCAGTTCCGTGTTGGAGACTGGAACATACCTGATGCTGCAGGAGGAGCAGGCACTAGCGTGACTTTCCCCAAAGCGTTTAAAAATGGGTGCCTTATGGTTATTCCCATCCCTGGCAATGGCGGCGCTTCACAGCAAATAGGAAGTCAGAGTTACTCAGCTTCTGGCGCGGTGCTTCAAAAAGGTGCGAGTGATAATAACCCTCGCTCCGGTAAATATCTGGCAATCGGGTACTGATATGAATTCACAATATTATTACAGCGCGTCATGGCGTGCTTTTTTTGCACTTCCTGATGATGAAGATAAGATTCCTGCCGAATGGCCGGTGGATGTTTTACCCGTTACTGATATGGATTATCAGCAGCTGCAGGCGGGAGTTGAAACGGGGAAAATTATCGTTCCCGATGATACCGGGCACCCGGTATTGTCGTGGCGATATTATTACAGCGCTTCACGCCAGGGTTTTTTCCCTGTAGATGACAAGCGTGAGTACGAATCTGGCGCGGGATGGCCTGAGGATGCAATTCCTGTTACGGACTCTGATTATAAGGCACTCTTTGATGCTCAGGGTAAAGGTAAAATCATTAAGCCTGATGACAATGGCTATCCTGTAGCGTCAGAACCTGTGATTGATTATGTTGCGACCGCCGAAGCTGAACGTACCAGCAGAATGTCAGCATTGACACTTCGTATCAATAGTCTTGTTGAGGCACAGGATGATGGTGATATTGCCGATGCAGAACTGGCAGAACTCACTGCGTTGCGGGAGTATCGTACTAAATTACGCCGACTGGATGTAAGCAATGCGCCAGATGTTGAGTGGCCTGCTTATCCTGCATAGGAACCTATAGGAGAAAGTCTGGAGCATTGTTGTGCCATTTTTGTGTCGCACACGGTAAAACGTAGTCCACTTTCTTACATCACGTGCCATCAAGTTACTTATTGTGAATGCGGCAATGTATATGTAAAACAGCTAGTTAAATGTGATTCTACTAATTCGTAATGCGAAGGTCGTAGGTTCGACTCCTATTATCGGCACCATCTCAACTTCCTCAAACGTCCGTATTAGTCCGTAAATCTACTGATTTATAACGTTTTTTCTTATTTTGAGTCCATAGTAGTCCGTAACCATCCAGTAGAATCCGGTACTGAATGTGTATAGGATTGTGTATATGTTCCTGTTCGGTCTGGATTCCTATACACATGCCTTTAAACGATATGCAGATTCGCCGCGCTAAGCCTGAAGCTAAAGCCTATACACTTGGAGATGGGCAAGGGCTGTCTTTGCTTATAGAACCTAATGGAAGCAAGAGCTGGCGGTTCCGCTATCGTTTTGCCGGTAAACCAAAAATGATCTCGCTGGGTGTGTACCCGACGATCACACTTGCCGATGCGCGTTCTCGTCGCGACGATGCTCGAAAACTGGTAGCCGAAGGAAAGAATCCGAGTGAGGTTAGAAAAGAGCAGAAGATTGCTTTGCAAACGGAATCCGAAAGCGCGTTTGAAAAGATAGCCACAGAGTGGCATCAGATGAAGTCCGCCAAATGGTCGGTAGGATATGCGTCAGATATCATGGAAGCGTTTCAGAACGATATTTTTCCTTATGTGGGTACGAGACCTGTCGGCGAAATTAAACCGCTAGAACTGCTTAATGTGCTGCGTAAAATCGAAAAGCGCGGTGCATTAGAAAAAATGCGCAAAGTTCGGCAGCGATGCTCAGAAGTTTTCCGCTATGCCATTGCTACAGGAAGGGCTGAATTTAATCCTGCAGCGGATCTCTCCAGTGCTCTTGAAGTACATCAATCCAATCATTTCCCGTTCTTAAAGGCTGATGAGATACCTGATTTTCTGTGTGCTTTAGACAGTTACACAGGTAGTCGGCTTGTCCAGATTGCTACGAAGTTACTGATGATTACGGGTGTAAGAACCATCGAATTACGGGCTGCATTATGGTCGGAATTTGATCTGGATAACGCTATTTGGGAAATTCCAGCAGAAAGGATGAAAATGCGTAGGGCACACCTTGTGCCACTGTCGTCTCAAGCGTTAGATTTACTTAATGAACTCAAAATGATGACAGGGAATTATCGTTATGCATTTCCGGGGCGGAACGATCCGAACAAGCCGATGAGTGAAGCAAGCATAAATCAGGTAATCAAACGCATTGGTTATGGCGGTAAAGTCACTGGTCATGGATTTCGACATTCCTTATCTACTATCCTCCATGAAAAAGGATATGATTCAGCTTGGATAGAAATACAACTTGCGCATATAGATAAGAATAATATTAGAGGTACGTATAATCATGCTCAATATATTGATAAGCGCCGAGATATGATGCAGTGGTATTCAAGTTATATTTTAAATAAGGAGATTGTGAATGAGTAACGAGTTTGATAGTAACAAATTAGAAAATTGTTTTGAGCTTGCGTTGGAAAATATCATTAAACACGGTGATACAGATATTTTCCCTTATCCATTCGAAAGTCGGTTGTTTGAAGATGATAAGGAGAAAGTAAAAACTGCATTAATGCAAACATTTGATGACTTTGAAAATAAACGGATCGAGATTCCACCAAACATAATTAATAGTTTTTCGAGTATCGGTTATTATGGTTACAGGTGGGCAAGTCAAATAGACCCATTTTGGAATGCTTTCTTTCTTGGTTTGGTTTTAAAAATCGCAGATGATATAGAAAGGAATAGATCTACCAGAACTCAGGTTTATTCATATCGCTTTAAACCAAACCTTGCAGATGGTTCTCTTTTTGATAAGGATATTTCATGGAGAAAATATCAAGAAGACAGTATCACTGAATGTTCTAATGATGAAATAAAATATGTGCTTACATGCGATATAGCAGATTTCTATCCGCGTATTTATCATCACCGTTTAGAAAATGCGTTAGACAGAATAGATCCCAACAAAGATTACGCTGGCAAAATTAAGAAATTATTGCAGACATTTAGTGAAACAAAATCATATGGAGTACCAGTTGGATGCCCTGCATCTAGAATATTAGCAGAACTAGCGCTAGATTCTATTGATAAATTATTGTCTATGAATGGAATTAACTACAAACGTTATGTCGACGATTTTGTTATCTTTTGTCACTCTAGGGAGGATGCTCATAAGGTTTTAACTTTGCTTAGTAAAAAATTGATGGAAAATGAAGGGCTGACTTTACAGAAACAAAAAACCAATATTGTTACTAAAGAAGAGTTTCTTTCAGTTACTAAAGCTAAATTGCATGGTAATGATGAAGATGAAGAATCTCCTATGAAGGCTAAATTTATGAGTCTGCCTATAAGGTTTGATCCTTATTCAGCGAACGCAATAGAAGAATATGAAGAGATAAAGGAATCCTTAAAAGATTTTGACTTGTTAGCAATGTTGAGTAGCGAATTACAAAAATCAAAAATCAATCAATCTTTTAGCAAGCATTTGATAAAGGCATTCTCAGCAACATCAGACGAAATAATAAGCAGTGCTTTCAAAGTAATGTTCAATAACTTGCATGAGTTGTATCCAATATTTACAACAATAATTCAAGTGGCTAATTCCAACTGGCAAAAGTTAAGCACAGAAACCAAAGATATAATTCTTGATAAGATAACTGCACTAATTAAAGAAGATTCATATATTTTGAGTACTGAGCTTAACTTAGCCTATGTAGCCCGAATGCTCTCAAAAGAAAATTCAGAAAAATCCACTCTAATTCTTAGTGATATATACAATAAGAATCCAGAAAGCATCTTAGTCAAAAACATAGTTACTCAGTCAATGGCAAAGATTAATTCTTACGCATGGCTTTCTGACATCAAAAAAAACTTTTCTGCAATGCATCCGTTACAGAGAAGACTATTGATTGTTTCAAGTTATATCTTGGGTGATGAAGGAAGGCACTGGAGAGAGCATAATAAGAAATCATTCAACTTTATAGAGATGATTTATAGGGATTGGGCAAGTCAAAGACATACCGCAAGAAATCTTGAGGATGCGCTATGATTTCTGAATTAACATTTTCTAGAAAATTCACTTCATTTTGGAATCAATTACTTCCAAATGCTAATAACTTCATACGCATTATTAACGGCAGTCTCATAGATGACGTTTATCCCCCTCTAGATGATACTGCTAACAGGTCAAATAACGTCTTTGTCAATGAATGTGCATTTAATTTATATACAGCAATACAGAATGATTTATTAGACAGGGATATTCTTTTAGCGCAAGATATATTCCATCGCGCTGATTTTCAGGATATTTTTGAAAAAACAAAAGAATATCTACAGCGATTCTCTTATGGTTCTAACTTCAAACTACCTTTAAGTATGATCGAATATAATACCATCAGGGAAATTGCAAGAAATATTTTCTCTCGATATGGAATGGAAAACCAAGTTGAAGTATCTCCACAGTTCGATGGATGCGGAGTAATTAATAACTCATATGGCGATATTTACTATTCAAATGTTCTTGTTGAAATAAAATCAGGAGACAGGAAGTTTAGTGTTTACGATCTTAGACAGGTGCTTATATATTTCACCTTAAACTTTTACTCAAAGAATAAAAGACCTATCAAGAGGTTTGAACTTTTCAATCCTCGAATGGGTATCACTTATAGTGATTCCATTGTCAGCCTTTGCAAAGAGCTAGCATTTATTCAACCTGAAGAATTGTACTTTGAAATAATGAATTCTATTACAGAGGAAAATTTCATAGTAACTGAAATGCAACGCTAGATATCCCGCAAGACCACTGCAATTCATTGTAGTGGTCTTTTTCTAAACGTTCCTTCTGGCGAATAATGCCTGAAAACCAAAAAATTTATAGGAAATTAAATTATCAGCCTCAGCGCGCAATGCTCTCCCCGCCACGCCTGCCCGCTTAATGGGCCGCTTTTAATGCAGGTGCAAAGATGGTCTCAGGCCGCGCCACGACTGGCGCTGGTCTGGCATGCCGGAGCGAGAAAATGCATGCAAAACCATGCACCTTATGGATGCATGGCTTATTTCGTTAAAAATAGCGGGATTTACGGGGATTTTTTGACAGGCTACTGCGCGGCCAGTCCGGCGCGTCGACGGGTGTAAATCATGTTCTGTGCAGGGGTGAATTTTTCACGATTATCATCCCGCGAAGGCGCGTCAGGCCTGTATCCGATGGCCGTTAAAATATCTTTATCCTGTGCAGAATAATTAATGTCATTTCCAGCGGTCAGCCAGACGGAAAGAGCTTCCCTCAGGTAAGCGACTGAACGGTCAAGCGCGCGATTTTTTATCATCGCGGGCTGGTTTTTAATCCCCATCAGCTCCGGTGCCAGTGCGGCGGCCAGCTCTGCGCCGTTCTGCTGCATAAAATCATGCAGCCGGTTACGGATGCTGATGCGCTGCACCTCCTCGTGCGAGAAGATGTAGCGACCGGCGGCCTGATTAACTTCCCATTTTTTTACGTCAATCAGGTCACGCAGCATCGGTAATCTGCGGGAGCCTGATACATTGTCATCCAGCAATAATTCCTGATATTCCTGCATTGCGGCGGCCAGTTCGGTTTTACGGTTCAGCCACGCGGTTTTGTTCGTCTGACAGGCGTCATAGGCCTGCTGTAAGGTCAGAGTGGTCACGGGTTGTCTCTCCTGATTAATGGCGGAACGGCGAGCTGTAGCAGCCTTTTACCCGACGGGGTGCCACGGGGGCTGTCGGCACCGGCGCGGGTTTCTCATCGACGACCGGCGAACGTATCACTTCAAAGATGGACTCATGCGTTTTGAATGTCGCCGAGCAGTGCACATTCTGGCACTGCAGGTAACTCTCTTTGACGCTCTCAGACATATAGCGGCTGGTGCGAACGTGTGCCGCCGTGCGGCAGAAAGGGCAGCGCATCATGACAATAACCCCCGTGCTTTCAGGTCAGCTTCACGTTCCCGCATTTTTTCCTGCCAGACTTTTCGCTGACCGGGCGTGGTCGCAACGTCATGTTCCATATGCGGCAGTGTGGAAGCCGACAGCCCTGTTTTAAACAGCACCGGTTCATCGGTCAGACGGATATTGCAGCCCTTTACGGCCTGTTCAAGCCACGCTTTCACCTGCTGCATTACAACTTTTTCCGGTTCGATATATCCCTGATGCCCGGTCGTATTAGCAAGCGGATTATTCAGAACCAGTATGTTGAGTTTCATTGCTCTGATGAGGGCACTGCAGCTTTCACGCAGGGCAGCATCAAGTTCATGCTCTGCATACTGACTGAGGACGCCGTGATGTGCCTGACGGTATGCTCTGGCCGTGCGGTCACAGGCTCCTTTGAGCCTGTCCAGCTCAAAAGACAGTACCTCGTTCATGCTGTCACATTCCTGCGCCAGTTCCCGCCGTGCCACGCGCGCCAGATGGCGTTGTTTCAGCTCGTCGGTAATGACAGCACCACCGGCACGAAAGGCGGCGCGCCATGCGCCGGAATCATTGCCGTTTTCCTGCTCCAGTTCCTTTTTTTGCGTTTGCACCTGGCTGATGGCCGTCGTGGTTTCATCCATACGGCTGGCATTGACGAGATGCGCCGAGCGGGCAGTCTCAAGGCGTTCCATTGCAGGTTTAAGGTAGTCGGGAATAACAGCGGTCTGAGTCATGTCGGGTCTCCTCTTCGTTTCAACCTGAGGAGATTCTGCCGCGCCAGACACAACAACACGATTCATTGCCGTTGTGGCAAAAATGGCACAAACAGACCTTAAAACCCGGCTGGCCAGAGAAAGGTCTCAGGAAAACCTTACTCACTGTTTGTTTTTTTACTTATAACTATTCACTACTGTTCACTGAAAAGAAAAAGATAAGTAATACAGTAAGATAAAGGGTGAACAGTTGAGGGTGTAACTGTTCACCGACTGTTCACTACTGTTCACCTTTTGCTTTTTGCCTGGGGTGTCGGATTTAGTCTTTTTTCCGATTAATTATGAGGAAATATATAAGTGAAAGTACTTAAAGTTACTGCAATGTAATGCATTGATTTGCATCTGTTTGCCAGCGTTTGCCATTGTTCAAAAATCGCTCTGTTGTGTGACGAGGAGCTATAAAAAGACTTGTTGCCCTGAGGGAAAATATTCACAAAATAGAGAGCTACCCGAAGCCGGACGGACACGACCGGCACTGTATGGACTTTGTGAGGTAGCCCGATGCACACCGCTTTTTCTTCCCCGTCTTCTGCCCCTGCCGCGCCGCTGATGCCGGTCTCTGATACCGTTCATGAGCGCTTTATCCGTCTGCCCGAAGTGATGCATCTGTGCGGCCTGTCCCGGTCGACCATTTACGACCTCATCAGCCGCGAGGCTTTCCCGAAACAAATCAGCCTGGGCGGTAAAAACGTGGCGTGGGCGCAGTCTGAAATCACCGCATGGATGGCAGATCGTATTGCCGAACGCAACCGGGGCTATGACGCATGATGATGACCGTTCAGCAAACCGTCCCTTTTTCTGGCTTGCTTCTTTTCGCCGTTTCCAGGTATAGTTTCCCCGCTGTCGCAAAATCGGCAGCCGGGCGTAGGAACCCGAGTTACTTCAAGGCGACACCAGACGCGCCATGCGTCTTTTTTTATGTCGTTGCTCAGGCACACCCATTTTTCGGGCTGTGGTGCTTATACCTTAGCCCCTGTCAGATAATGGTGGTCCGGGCGGGGCAGCCTTCGGGCTGGCCGGTTTCCTTGAAGGCCGGTATTCCTACCCCCGTTCGGGTCACCACCCATGAGCGTAGGAACTCCGGTGGTGGCAATAACCGCTACTTCAAGGAGGTTGCCCCTATGGCTACGACCCTCACTCCGTCACACCCGCAGTTTGTCTTTGTGTTTGCCGCCGTTCGTCGTGCAGACCGTAAACCCCGTATCTGTATGCTCCGCACTGTTGCCGGTGATGAACACGCCGCACGGCTTTCCCTCGTTCGCGATTACGTCCTCTCGTTCGCTGGCCGCCTGCCGGTTGCGGAGGTGCGCGCATGAAACACACCACCATTACCGCCCGTGACCTCGAATGCCTTGAGCACATGCGCAACATCGGCCAGCTCGTCAATGAGCTGATGCAGGTGCAGGACTGTGCGACCGTCAGGCGTGACCCGGTGCAGCAGTCACAGCTCACCTCCGTGATTTACCTCATGACCGCCCAGCTCGACGGTGTGGTCGAACGCTGCAATCAGCAGTGGCTGACCGGGGAAGGGAATGTATGAAAAAGCCATTACCCCCCGTATTACGCGCCGCGCTGTATCGTCGCGCCGTGGCCTGTGCATGGCTGACGGTATGCGAGCGTCAGCACCGCTATCCCTACCTCACCCTCGATGCACTGGAAAGCGCCATTGCCGCCGAGCTGGAGGGTTTCTATCTGCGTCAGCACGGTGAGGAAAAAGGCCGTCAGATTGCCTGCGCACTGCTGGAAGATTTAATGGAAGCCGGACCACTCAAGGCCGCGCCCTCACTGTCCTTTCTCGGGCTCGCGGTGATGGATGAACTTTGCGCCCGTCATATCACATCGCCTGTATTGCACTGAGGGAGAAAATAACCATGAAAATGAACGTAACGGAAACCGTAAAACAGGCGTGCGGCCACTGGCCGCGTATCCTCCCGGCGCTGGGTGTGAAGGTGATTAAAAACCGCCATCAGTCCTGCCCGGTGTGCGGCGGCTCTGACCGCTTCCGCTTCGATGACAAAGAGGGGCGCGGGACGTGGTTCTGTAACCAGTGCGGCGCGGGTGACGGACTGAAACTGATTGAGAAGGTATTCGATGTATCTGCCTCCGAGGCCGCCCAAAAGGTGAATGCCGTCACCGGAAATCTGTCGCCGGTCGCCCCGGAAGTGATTGCGGCCGCAGAAGCTGAAACCGATGCTGACCGCAAAGCGGCGGCCGGGCTGGCCGTTAAGCTCATGGAGAAAACCCGCACGGCCAGCGGCAACGCCTACCTCACCCGCAAGGGATTCCCCGGTCATGAGTGTGTCATGCTGACGGCCACACACAAAACCGGCGGCGTGACGTTCCGCGCCGGTGATATGGTTGTCCCGCTGTATGACGATGCCGGGGCACTGGTTAACGTTCAGCTTATTAATTCTGACGGTCTCAAACGCACCCTGAAAGGCGGGGCGGTAAAAGGAGCGAGCCATACCATCGAAGGGAAAAAACAGGCCGGAAAACGCCTGTGGATAGCGGAGGGTTATGCGACCGCGCTCACCGTGCATCACCTGACCGGCGAAACCGTTATGGTGGCGCTGTCGTCCGTGAACCTCCTTTCTCTGGCGAGCCTTGCCCGTCAGAAACACCCGGCCTGTCAGATTGTGCTCGCCGCCGACCGTGACCTTAACGGTGACGGCCAGAACAAAGCCGCGGCGGCCGCAGAAGCCTGTGAAGGCATTGTCGCCCTGCCGCCGGTGTTCGGTGACTGGAATGATGCGTTTATAGAGAAAGGAGAGGAGGCCACGCGGAAAGCCATTTATGACGCCATCCGGCCACCGGCTGACAGTCCTTTCACTACCATGAGTGAGGCGGAATTTACCGCCATGAGCACCAGTGAAAAGGCAATGCGGGTGCATGAACATTACGGCGAAGCGCTGGCCGTGGACGCGAACGGCCAGCTCCTGTCCCGCTATGAGGCCGGGATATGGAAAATCATTCCACCGTCGGATTTTGCCCGCGATGTGGCCGGATTGTTCCAGCGTCTGCGCGCGCCGTTCTCGTCGGGGAAAATCGCCTCAGTTGTGGAGACCCTGAAACTGATTATTCCGCAGCAGGACGCCCCGGCGCGCCGTCTGATTGGTTTTCGCAACGGCGTACTCGATACCGCCACCGGCACATTCAACCCTCACCATAAATCACACTGGCTGCGCACGCTCTGTGATGTCGATTTTACCCCGCCGGTCGAGGGTGAAACGCTGGAAACTCACGCCCCGGATTTCTGGCGCTGGCTCGACCGCGCCGCCGGTGGCAGACCGGAAAAACGCGACGTGATTCTGGCCGCGCTGTTTATGGTGCTGGCGAACCGCTACGACTGGCAGCTCTTTCTCGAAGTGACCGGGCCGGGTGGCAGCGGGAAAAGTATTCTGGCCGAAATTGCGACCATGCTTGCCGGGGAAGATAACGCCACATCGGCCACCATCGAAACGCTGGAATCACCGCGCGAACGTGCCGCGCTAATTGGCTTCTCGCTGATTCGCCTGCCTGACCAGGAAAAGTGGAGCGGTGACGGGGCAGGACTCAAGGCCATCACTGGCGGGGATGCGGTCTCCGTTGACCCGAAATACAAGGATGCGTACTCCACCCATATTCCGGCGGTGGTTCTGGCCGTGAACAATAACCCGATGCGCTTTACTGACCGCAGCGGCGGTGTTTCCCGTCGCCGGGTGATCCTGCATTTCCCGGAGCAGATTGCGCCGGAGGAACGCGACCCGCAGCTTAAGAACAAAATCGCCCGTGAGCTGGCCGTGATTGTGCGCCAGCTAATGCAGAAGTTCAGCGATCCGATGACTGCCCGCGCACTGCTCCAGTCACAGCAGAACTCCGACGAGGCGCTCAGCATCAAGCGCGATGCCGACCCGACATTTGATTTTTGCGGCTATCTGGAAGCCCTGCCGGAGCCTGAGGGTATGTATATTGGCAATGCCAGCATCATACCGCGTCAGCCGCGTCTGTATCTGTATCATGCCTATCTGGCGTATATGGAAGCCCACGGCTACAGGAATACCCTGAGCCTCACCATGTTCGGCAAGGGGCTGTCAGCCATGCTGAAAGAGTACGGGCTGAGCTATGAAAAGCGCCGGAAAAATCAGGGCATACAGACCAATCTGGCGCTCAGGGAAGAAAGCAACGCCGACTGGCTGCCGAAATGCGATGATCCCATAGCGAGATAACTTACTCTGACCGGCAATCGCCGGTCTTTTTTTACCTGCAAAACGGCAAAAGTGAACAGTAAAGTGTTCACTGTTCACCAACCATTCACCGCATAAGTTAATGAATATTATAAACAAAAACCATTAGTGAACAGTGTGAACAGTTTTTCTAAAAAAAAGTTTTTTTCTGTTAATTAGTTCGTATGAAAAATGAACGCACCCGTCAATGTGTATAGTGGTGTGTATAGGAATGTTTTTCGATTTTATTTTTATCAATAAAATCATTGTATTGATGTTGTTTATCGGTTCCTATTATCGCACCATTAAAATCAAATTCTTACGTAAGATCTTATCATTCTCCCACCAAAAAATTATTTTCATGTAACAGCTGGTGTAAGTAAATTCTATCAACGAAGATCAATCTTATCTACTGACCAAAAAGGCCTGATAGGGCTTCGCTCACTATACATCCGTGGCTGCAGGTTTAGTTGTCCATGTCTACACCACTCCTAAATTTAATGTGTTGGCAATGTGTTCAATAAAGCTCGAACAAATTAGCTCATTATGATCGGTTAATACTTCAACTTCTGGTTGCATGATTGTTTGTCCGTAAAAAGATAACGCGCCCGCCGGGTAGTAGCAGGCGCATTACGCAATAGGTAAACAAGGGAGGAAGTTCAGAAATGTAAATCGGGAAGGTTGTACGCAATGTTCATCGTACTACGTTGTTACGGCTTTGCCGCAACAAGCCAGTTGCCTGCCGCGCTCGCAGAATGTCTACAGCCCGGAGATAAGGAGATTGTTCCTGCCAGCTAAATCCCTTCCTGTCTATACGAACCAGCTCGTATTTTTCTACCAGAAAATTCACGGCATCGGCTAGGGTGATACCGGCATCGATGTGTTCCTTAATCACAGCCTCATTGCAGAATGGCGTGTCGTTTATTGTCAGACCATAGTGCTGTTCCAGCAGACGTGTCAGTAACATTTGCCAGACAGCCACGGGTGACAGGCAGGGCTTCACCGCCCGCTGAGTTGTTGCAGGTAAAGTTTTCATGTTTGCTCTCGTGAAGGTAATTAACGCTGAGTGGGGTAAATGGCGATGTATACGTAGCCGCAACTGCCAAGGGTGTCGGCTTCGCAGGTTAAATCGTTGTGGTACAGGGTAACGCAGTGGGCATGGTGGGTGCTGAGTTCACCAGTGGTCAGCATCGATTCCATCTGGCGGATAAAGTGCGGGAATGTTTCATCCAGCTTCCGGTATTCGATGTCACTGAACTTGCCGGTCATGCTGGCCCGGTCAGCCAGATAATGCAGTCGGTTGCCTTCCTGCACCAGACGGGCTCCCAGACGTGGCGTGATATCACGCTGCAGACCCCATGTGATTTTGCTCATTGATAACCTCTTTATTGTCAGTTCAGGGTGATGCTCATCAGGCAGGCATAAGGCCCCTCGCGGTCCTGGCGGCGTTCGGCGTATACCGCCAGGACTCCTGTGATATCCGGAACGTCCCTGCCGGTGTAATGGCAGACGCTACCGTGCCACTGGTATTTGCCGGTGCAGAAACGAAAGATTCGGGACTCAGGATGCTGGCGGTATATCGTCATTGCCCGGCGTTTACTGATAATTTTCATGTAATACCTCACAGCAGACCGTGTTCTGCGAACGAATAGATTTGCCTGCCGCCGACAATCAGATGGTCAGGGACACGGATATCCACCAGTTGAAGTACCTGAACCAGTCGCTGCGTGAGGGCTTTGTCAGCCTGGCTGGGCGTCGTCTCGCCGGAAGGATGGTTATGCGCCAGTATTACCGCTGCCGCGTTGAAGTACAGAGCGCGCTTGACCACCTCGCGGGGATGTACCTCGGTACTGCTAATAGAACCGGCAAACAGGGTTTCGTGGGCAATCAACTGGTTCTGCTGGTTCAGATACAGCACCCGGAACTCTTCCCGTTCAAGCGCGGCCATATGCAGCCGCAACCACTCCCGGACGGCATGAGTGGAGGTGAAGGCTACCCCAGGCTCATGCAGGTGCCGCTCCAGAGCCCTGAGCGCCCGCTGAATGAGACGCCGGTCCTGTGGCGTTATCTCGCCGGGTAAAAAGGAAAGCTGTTTCATTCGTTGCTCCTCCGGTCAGTCAATGATACGCAAAATGGCGTGGGCTTCAGAATGCTGCAGGGCATAGTCCCGCAGGCGGTAATAGTGCGCGGTCATTGCGTCACACTCTGTACGGCAGGCGTGATGGCTGTATTCAATCAGGCAGACAGCAATGCCTGCGGCTTCAGCACTCATGTCCGCGCCATTGCCGTTCATACCGTTGAACAGATGCCATTTATCGTCAACGTCAGCATCAGGGGCCATAAACGCGCCGCCATTGCTGAGCGTGTAAAAGGACCAGATACCACTGTTGTACTCGTCACAGAAGCGGTCCATCCAGGCGAAAATGCGGGGTTCCAGCGTTATCCATTGTGGGATAGAGCCAAAGTACTGCGGCCAGAAGCAGATACGCTGTTCGTCGGGTATCTGCGTTACGGTCAGTTCAAATTCGGATTCGTTAGCAGCAGATGCGAGGTTGTTTTTTGTCGCTGTTGTCATGGGTATGTCTCCGTCAATAAAAAAACGCCAGCGGCGACGGCTGGCGTATGCGGTAATAATGAGTGTTCGGGAAGATTAAATGTTGCTGGTAAATCATGCGGAGCCAGCAGATGGATACGTCCGTACAGATGCCTGGCTTGCGGGTATAGCGGTTAAGACCTTCACCGGCATCCGGTTCAAAGTTCCATGCCTGCCCTAGTCGTCTTCAATGTTAACGCCGGTGATACTGGCAGGAACTAATGGCCCTGCTGCGCAATCAGCCGGTACCCACTACGGTAGGTCATAAAGCGATTAGTGAAACGACTTCAAACCTTCAGAATTATTCATTACTCCCCCCCTGAAAAATAATAAAAAAGCGGCAGAATCGTGAGATTCTGCCGTTAGTTGTGTATGTTCAGAGGAATGATATATATCTGAATATTTTTATAATGCTGATAGGCCGTTTTGTGCCAAAAGCGGAAGTAACTAACAGCAGTCTGTGTGAAAATACGGGGAGCAGGTTAGTACTCCTTAATTACGCCCAACTGGTCGATGTTGGTGATGTGGAAAACCACGATAAGAGGTGTCAGAAATCGACTTTAATACATCCGGTCTCAAAATGGTCGATTAAGACTCTATATTTCAGACTATTAGTCTCTAAAAGTGGTTTTCCACACGGTTGACCTTCAAACAACATTAAGTATTGATTCAATCCTTTTTTTTGCCTGACTGGTCAGGCGCTTAATTCCAAGCGAGCGGGTCATTTCCTGTATCTTATTGTCACCTTTAATACTCAGCGCCAGTGCGCGTAATTCCTCACTAGGAATCGCGTCAACCTGGCGAATGTCGTTATCCGTGGCAGGCAAACGAAACGCATTCCAGTCAGCACGTTGCTCAGCGGACAGCCAGACGAAGTTTTCACCTGAGTGATCGGCTGCAAGGTGATAGTGAATCGCCACGGATAATCTAGACACTTCCGAGCCGTTGATAATACTGGTTTTCATATTCTGTCGGTGACATCTGATCGCTGGAACCATGCCGACGCTTACTGTTATAAAACATTTCGATGTAATCAAAAATATCGCTGCGGGCTTCCTCCCGCGTTCCGTAGATCTTTTTCTTTATCCGTTCGCGTTTCAACAACTGGAAAAAGCTTTCTGCAACCGCATTATCGTGGCAGTTACCGCGACGGCTCATGCTGCCCTCCAGTCCGTGTGATTTCAGGAACGACTGCCACTCATGGCTTGTGTACTGACTGCCCTGATCCGAATGAACCAGCACCTGTTTTTGGGGATTACGCCGCCATACAGCCATCAGCAGTGCGTTCAGGACAATGT